AACGGTTTCCAGCCGCTCCCCGGCATCCGCTACGCTCTCCATGATATCGTATACATGACCGATTCCCAATTTTCGCATTTTGTATAATCCCCTTGTAATATTTGATTGTACACCAAGACAGCGCAAGCCGTCAATATATCTGGGCGCAGGATCTGACCGGATCCGGTGGAAGAGTAACACAAATAGACCGCCAGACGGCAGCAGATCCAACGGAACACGACAAAAAGACGGTTGCAAGCCGTCTTTTATCTGTTTTCCAGTTCAAAAATTGCCCATCGCAAAACTGCGGCTGTCTCCGTGTCTTTCTCTCGCTCCGCACACTCTAACAGCTTGTATAGTCTTTCAATGTTCTTTTCTTCCATCCTATGGTAACATCCTTTCTTTTATTTTTGGGTAAATTTCACCCATAAAACCGCCGCCGGTAGTGATCCGGCGGGCATCCTCTGCGGCGGCTGTCAAGGTTCAAAATCTATGATTCCTAAATAAAATTGATCTTTAAAGTTATTAAAAAAATGATCTTTTAAATCTGATAATGTTTTTTCTCCATTTTTTAACGCTTCAAAATCATTCAACACCATTTCATCAGTATAATTTGCATATTTATTATAACTAATTGATATCCTAAATTTTTCCCCGGATTTTACCCATCCACAACAACCGGAATTTTTAGCAACTGGATATGCACCTATCTCATAGCCATATAAATCCATATAATCTTTTGTGTTTTTATCGTGCCAATCCTCTAGTTGTATCTTTGTACCGTCAGGCATTTTCGATTTTTCTATAATTTTCATTTTCTCGCTCCTCCATATTTCATTTTTTCCCGTTTCCAGGTAAAAGCAAGCCGGGGAATCGAACCCCGGTAAAGCCAACCTTGCTAATTATTTGCTTGCTAAAATCTCCCTTGCTAATAAATCCCAGTAAAGGCTATCGCCGCGCTTGTCAAGCCACTTTTCGACTTCTTCTGTGATTTCGTCTAACCATTCAGCCATAAGCTGGATGATGTCATAATAACTATAATCAACGCCGACGCCTAAACCTCTTAACCATTCTATGCAAGCGTTACGCTCTCCAAGTCTTGCAATCGCCCAGCCGTATTCACTTATAAACTTCTCCTTAATGTCCTTAATTGTGTTAAGCTCTTCGCTCTGTGCAACCTCTACTAAATAATTTTTAACTGCTTCCTTAACTTCCTTGCTGTTTGTTCTTCTCATTTCTTTTTACCTGTGCTATAATATAGCTACCTTTCTTTTTTGATTGGTGCCGCCCGACTATCTGCCAGGATGCCCGGACGGCTTTTTTATTTGTTGAGATAACTATATCACACAAAATTATAAATTGCAATACATAATTGCATAAAAATTAAAATAATTATTGCAATAATAATATTAAGTTTAATTGTTGCAATATTGCAATTATAATGTTACAATAATTGCAAGCAGATATTGCAGTTATAAATTGCAATACATAATATAATAGGAGGGCAAAAAATGAAAACACCTGAACAAATAGCAGCAAACGCAAGAGAGAGAGCAAGACGGCAGAACGAAAAAGCAAAAGAAAATTGGGATATAATCTCTTGCAGGTTACCAAAAGGAACGAAAGAGCGCATTGCAGATCTAGGACTTACCGCAAATGGTGTAATAAATACGGCTGTATTGGCTTATTTAGACACTTTGGAGAGCCAAGCGGAGAATTTACCGCAAGAGCCGGAAAAGACCGCAGAAAAGGCAAATACAGAGCGTACAGAGGTAGAGGAAAAAGTGGCATTGATGCAAGCAAATGAAAGATTGCATCAACTCCAGGAGCAGAGGAGAGCAGAGCGGAAAGCATCGGAACAACCGCAGATTGTGAACGCTGAGGAATTTTTGAAAAATATCAATAAATAATTGCAATAGCCTATTGACATGCTATATAACATGATATATAATCAAGATACAAACAAACGAAAGGAGCGAACGAAATGACAGGAACACCGGAGCAGATCACAGCAAAGAAAGCCGCCCGGATCCGCTCAAACGTTCGGCAGTTCTTCCGGTACTACCGGGAGCAACTGGAAAACGTGGAATCCGAAAGGCTGAAAGAATTTAACCTGGCAGAACTCCAAGCATTGGAAACGGTGCAAGTGGAAACGCTCCAAGCACTGGAGAACATGACAGACCCGGAGTTATTAGCCAGCAAGACCGCATACGGTGACAGGGCGTTAATTGACCGGATCACAGCGAGAGCGGAACGGATAAGAAGAACAAGTAAACAAATAGCTTAAAAGAAAGGTAAAAGGTGGAAAATATGAGAATTAACGGAATCGGAATGGTAAGAAAAGACGAAGCATTAAAAATCTTAACAAGAGAGGGTCGGGAAGCTGTAAAAAGCGGAGAAATTACACTGGAAGAACTCGGACAGATGTATAAATTGGAGCAAGTAAAAAAATCCTCCAAAATTGGCAGATGTGGCGATACATTCCGGGTAAATTATGACCGGATACCGGATGACCTGAAAGACCAGCTTACACCGGACCAGCTCGGACGGCTTACAGATGCTTTTTATGAGTGTTACGGAGAGGGCAAAAAAGATAATAGAGATTAAACAGTAAGAGAGAGTTTAAAAACTCTCTCTTTTTCTGTGGAATAATGAAAATTACAATTGTTTCAATCCTTTATCCTCCCGGATTTGGTGGGAAGATCTTCCGGCATCCATCCACACCGGAAGACATTGCAAAACAAATAAAAACATAATTGTTTTACAAGAAACATAATTATTTCAACACTTGCTCCGCCAGAATCGGCAGCGGAACCATCGCAGTGACCATCTACGCTGTGAGACTGTTAAAATCATAGCACACAACACCCATATTGTCAAATATTTTAAGCAGGTTGTTACACCTGCTTTTCTTGATCTATTTTCACTGCGATATTTTAATGTGCTAAATTTTGTAGACAAATTGTAGACATTTTGTAGACGCAGATTAAATAAAAGGAGATTAGATAAAATAAAGGTTAGATAAAATAAAAGTAAATAAGAGCAGAAAGACAATGATATACCAAGTATATATAAATACTAGAGCCGACCGGCTGCCACCATGTACCCATCTGCAAAAATCACCTATCTGTCTGTCAAAAAATCCCATTTGTCAAATTTAACCGGATGATATTTTTTAAGCATATGATTTTTATATACTCAAGATCACCGGCAGACATACCACAATAACAAATCGTCAAATGCGTAAAAGGTTGTTGTAGATTTATAAATAGGTCTTGTGGTATGATAAAAGCAGTTAGGGAGCCGACGTTAATACGGTGCGAGTGACAGCGGTACAGATCCAACCCCCTCTGGATATGCAGCCGCCCAGATTGTAACCAAGACCACCGGAGCCGACAGACCGGAAACGACAAGAAGTCACTAGCTTGTCACTTTTTTAGATTTATGTTTTTACCTGATCTGTGGAGGAGATCAAAAGACATAGGTTTATTGAGTGATGCTTGTGATTTTTTTATTGCAGATTTCAGGAGGTGTAGAGCGGTGCAGGACGTCAGAGAGATTCCAAACATTGACGAGATTAAAAAAAATATCCGGAAATACTTTGACGATTATTGTGCAGCTTATGGCATCGATGACATGAGATCACAACGGCAACCGGTTTTTAATGGTGCCATGCAATATATATATAACAATTATATAAGACCTAGTAATGTATTAAAAGATATACCCCAAAACGTAGTGGATAATAGTATCAACCAAATGCTAACTAACTACAATGCGTACAACATAGATCTGTTGTATGAGGTTTATTTATATCTTAGGGAGTTAGCTAATGCTTATGATATGACTGCTACAGCTGATACATTTAAGATATTAACAGGGATATCTAAACAGGCTTTAAGTGCCTGGAGGACTAAATCAAGTACATCGAGCATGGACGAGGTCAGAAAAGCTTTTGTAAATTGGTTAGATGATGCAGATTGTGATCAGCTTGTTGCTTTTAATCTGCGGAATGCGCTGGGAGCAACGGAACGATTAAACAACGACCACGGGCGGAAACAGACCACACAGCAAGAGATTGTACACAAGATAACCAGGACAGCCGACCAACTTCCACGATTAGACACAAATTTTGGACAAAATACATCAATGTTGACCGATTCCGGAGCGTATGGAGATAATACAGCAGATGCGAATGAGTAGCAACAAGTGCGGAAACGTGCGGAAATACGGGATAGTTAAAGACGTGTCAATAAAGATTGCGTGAAAGATTAGTTTAACGCATAGTTGAAAAGAAACATAGCACACAGGGGGAGGGGGGCTGGCAGGACCAGCGAACAGCCCCTACTTAGTCCCTCAAATTTCCTCAAAAATAAAAAAGACCCTTAGGAGGTGTACCACATGATTTTCATTTACATAGTTTTAGCATGGATACTGTTTCAATTACATGCTCCTGCATGGGCGTATATCCTGTTCATCATCGGAGTATTTTTAAGAGCGGTAGTCACTGGTAGAGATTAAGTGTATGCAGATATTTGGGAAAGAGATAAAAGACGAATGTTCAAAATGCGGTGAAGTCCTGCAATGTGAGTTGTTTCTGCAAGGTCACGGAATCAAGAGAGACCGTGAGAACGTTACAGAAATGGTTAGCTGTCAGATGAAGCACCAAAAGAGCAGACTTGATAAAGAGCCTAAAGAAGATTTGCCAGTTAAGGAGAAATGTGAATTGCCACCGGAGATTAAAGAGATCTACACAGAGGTTTGGAAAATACATAAAGAGTGTGCTAATCCGAAAACGGATGATGACTGGTCGTATCTTATCCGGCAGGGCAATTTGCTGATTAAAATACATAACAATAGCCAGTTTGCTAAAGCACTGGTAATGGCAATGATCGATGAAATTGAAGGAAGGACGAAGAAAAAATGCTCGGATTCATGATTTTAAAAATAATGACAACGTTGGTATTGACAGTTTTAGCAATATCTGCTTTATGGTATGCTCCAAAACAGAAAACAGCATCAGACGGAGTTATTTTATTTGAGTTAGCAATGTTCCTTGCATTTGGAATAACTTTCGCGTGGGTATAGCCTATGTGGTTACCGGAGATTATGCGAATTATCCCATATCACAATTTTGAATGGGTTAAATTCATAAAGCCATTGTTATTGCCGAATATCCGGTGTTGTGTTGGCATTGGATATGTGGCAGAGAAATCAAGGCATCAAGAGTGTATGTAGCCTGTGTGTGGGAAACGAAAAATGGAATAATGCGTTTGACAACACAAAGTTTTTCAAAGTACCGTACACAGGCGTGACAATTTTTTTTAGATAAAGATAGGGTGTTTCACAAAAATAATCCGGGAGCAGATGGTCTCTCTCCCGGAGTTTAGGGCTATCGCCAAGCGGTAAGGCACAGCACTTTGACTGCTGCATTCCCAGGTCCGAATCCTGGTAGTCCTGTTTCGCAGATGTTTTCTTCTTTCGGTCTTTGCCATCTGCGAATTGTCTTCCATACTTTTCCATTGGAGACACTCCTTTCACCTCATAGCGGAATGCTGTTAAGAGCCGTCACAAGGCTCGTGAGGGTTTTCCACGTAACCGCTTGAAGCATTGCAACCATATAGCGGTGAAAAACTTTATCTGCGTCGATAAGACGATACCGTGATTGCAATAATCGGTAGGTAGCAGATAGGTGTGCCAGAAGTTTAGTCGTGGTTATACGGCACAGGTTTTGGGGAAATGCGCATAGTGGCGATTGCAGCGGTCTGTAAAACCGTGACATTAGAAACAGCGAAGGTTCGACTCCTTTTTTCCCCACGGGGTTGGGTCGCTCCCAACTCAACACGTAGGTAACTGGCGGATGCCCTGCAAAAATAAAAATAGCCATAAGTGTTGCGCTGTGTCAGAGCCTTAAATGTAGGCATACAGCTTATGGAAACGCACACTGGGATGTAGCGCAGTTGGCGAGAGCGGCTGTCTTATACACAGTATGTCATGGGTTCAAGTCCCATCATCCCAACTTTTTCATTCAATCCTAAAAGACGCTATTGGGCAGGTGCGTGGTTGATAGTCGTAACGGATGGATTGTTTCAAGAAATCGCACCATCAAGATGCAGTGTTCCCATAATGGTATTGGAACGGCTTGCTAAGCCGCCGGGCGTTTATTCGCCTTGTAGGTTCGAATCCTACACACTGCGTTTATACGAGTGGGAACGCATATCATTGTTCGCAGGGGGATATGCATAATTGTGAGTTGAGATACCTGTTCTAGCAATTAACCATGCTATATTTGCCGTATGTCCGGGTGGTGAGGGAGCGGTCTTGAAAACCGTTGGCTGTAAAAGGCTTGCAGGTTCGAATCCTGTGTACGGCGTTTATCTTTATCTCCACTTAGCCGGGTACTACTGCAATAGTTCCGGTCGATGGGAGATGTATGGATAGTAGTTGCTCATTATCGGTCAACGAAAAACACTTCTGCGAGTAGAATTTGCAGATTCAAAAGTAGTCGTACCTTGTTTGGGTCGGGTGGGTTCAACTCCCACGGCAACTATTCCCTGACTAAAACGTAAGCCACATATGTTTAGCGAAAACCAAGCCTATGAAGTAGAGAAAAAAACAAGACTGTGAGATTGTGGATAGTCAGTGACAAGTAGGCGGTGCACATTTGGTTATGGCAAGCGCAAGCCATAAAAGGTTTTTACGGTGCGATTCCCATGTATAGCTCCAGTGGCAGAGCGGCATCCGCATAGGATGTGTGTTGGCGGTTCGATTCCGTCTGCATGGGTTACGGAGGATATGAGGATGAATGGATTGAAAGATTATCAACCACAAACAGAAGCATTACGAAATTTTGGTATAGATGTTTCAAAAGAAGCGGTAGATAAGTACGCTTTGGAAAATTTTGGAAGAATACCGCAAAGTTTTATTGAAAGAGATTTTGCAAGGAACTGTAAAGTGATGGAAGAAAGCAGAAGGATTGTGAAATAAAATGAAAGACACGATATTATACATCAGTGATAGAGAAAAAAGAGTAGTAGATTTCTTAAAATATCTTCAAAAGAAACTGGAAGATAATAAAAAGTGGTGCGATTTAGATTATCAGCACGATATTTTAAAAACTGAAAATTATGATATTGTTGGAAAATCATTTTATGGAAGTCGTTTAGGTGTTGGATATGGGAATTGTTTATATTACTGCATCGATGAAATAATTGACAAAAATAGAATGACAGAAAAAGATAATGAAAAAATAAAGGAAATTTTGGTTCATGTCAGAGAAGGAGCAAAAGAAGTATCCGAACTGGAAATATTGTATATGCTTGGTTTGGTGTAAAAACAGGAAAATACTTGAAAAATAAATGAAGATACATACCGCCGCATAAAAGACTTGCGGTGCTAACCTAGAAAAATTATAGGCAGAGGTCTATAAGCATCTCTGCGACAGCGTGGAGGTGCTTTTTCTTTTGGCAAGTCAGAGTCTTATATCTGCAGTAAACAGCTATGACAATTACATACAGCGCAAGGGAATTGATGAACAGGTCATTGATGCGTACATAGAAGCCTGTAGAGTGGCTATAAACGGTGAAAAGGATATAACTTATGGCTTACAGATAACAAACCGTTCTAAAGGCATTATAGAGCGTTTCTGCATGGATAGGACAGGAGGTAGAATACTTGACCTTGAAAAATACAGCCAACAACATGAAGAAAAATACAGCCTTGTTGATGACTATTACAAAACGCTTCTGATTGAAGCACATTACCGATTTGAAAGCTTCATGCTATACATGGAAAAGAACAGACCGGTAGAAGAGAGATTTTATCAGCCGAGAATAAATCCATTACGGCAGGTAGCACAGCTTATTCAAGATTTGTACGATGATGTGCTTGATGAAGGAATGGTGTTTTGTCCCGGACGAATCGGTAAGACACAAATAGTAAAAATGGGTAATCTGTGGTTCGGCTCTAACAGACCGGAACGGTCTAATCTGTATTCGGCATATTCGGACAAAATTACTGGTGGTTACTATGACGGCATCATAGAAATGATTACAGACCCGACATACACATATGCTGAAATATATCCAAACATAGTTGAGAAAAAGTTAGTCACTGATGGAAAAGATTTGACAGTAGACCTTATCCGTAAAAAGACATACCCAACATTTACCATGCGAAGCATTTACGGAACATTGAATGGTGCTTGTGACTGTGACGGGCTTGGAGTTTATGATGACTTATTCAGCGGTATTGATGAAGCATTGAGTGAAGATAGGCAAAATACTGTATGGGGAAAATTCGACAACAACTTTATGCCGAGAATTAAGCCTGGAAAGGCTAAATTGTTGGGGATAGGAACACGTTGGGCGAAAAAGGACGTTCAAGGTAGACGGTTAGACCTATTACAAAATGATCCTGAATACAAAGGCATACGGCACAGAGAGGTTATTATTCCTGCACTAAATGAAAACGGAGATAGCAATTTTGATTATCCGTATCATTTGGGATATACAACTCTTGATTACAAAAGACGTATGGCATCTTTTGAGAACAATGACGATATGGCATCATGGTTTGCACAGTATCAACAGGAGCCTATTGAAAGAAAAGGTCAGATGTTCAATGTCGATATGATGAATTTCTTTAATCCGGCAGAACTTGAAGGAATAAGACCTGATAGGATATTTGCAGCTAATGACCCTGCTTATGGTGGCGGTGATTTTGTATCAATGCCTATCTGCTATGAGATTGACGGAGAACATTATATCACTGATGTTGTCTACAATGACGGTGATAAGGAAATTACCATACCGGAAGTTACTTCACGAATGGAAAGACATTTAGATAAATTTAATAATAAGACAGCAGAAGTCCATTTTGAGGAAACAAAGACAACATCAGCATACCGTACAGATTGTGAAAAGATATGGGAAAAAGACGGATATCCTATTAACACAAGTCATGATCCGGCAGACAATCAGACTGCAAAAATGGATAGAATCAAAAATCATGCTCCAGACATACGAAAACTTCATTTTGTGGACATGAAATATCAAACAAAAGAGTACAGAAAGTATTTTCAAAATATTTTGTCTGCTACTTTTGAAGGGAAAATGAAGCATGATGACGGGATAGATTCTACGGCACAACTATGTGACATGATTTACGGAAATAAAAGAATGGCAAGAGCAGAAGCAATTCAAAACCCATTCTCTTTCGGACGGAGGTATTGATTATGGTGACTAAAGAGGTTTTATCTCAATACATAGATTTACAGGAAGAAATCAAAGAAGTACAGCAGAAGATTAAAAAACTTGAATCGGATATCAGAAAAATTGAATCGGATGGGAATGTTGTTGACAGCGTATCAGGTGGATGCGGCGGCACTGAACATTTTCGTATTGAAGGATTTCCTTATCCAGAGTACAGCAGAAAACGAACGTTACTTTATTCAAGAAAAGCCACTTTACAGCTTTTAGAGGACGATTTACTGCAAAAAAATAATGAAGTCGAGGAATTTATTGCAAGCGTTCAGGACAGTCGTATAAGACGGATCATCAATTTACGATTTATTGAAAAATTATCATGGAACAAGGTTGCTGATAGAATCGGTGGTGGAAACACAGAGGATAGCGTAAGAAAAGCATTTGACCGATATATGGCAAATTAAAATAATACGGAGGTATAAAAATGGCAAAATATAGAAAGAAACCTGTTGTAATTGAAGCATTTGAATATTGCGAAGATTTTATGAAGATTGGAGCAAATTGTAGAGGTGTACCAGAATGGGGAATATCTGCTTATGATGACGGAAATATTTATTTTAATAATGAAGATGAATGCTTCATTAAAACTTTGGAAGGAGATATGAAAGCAAACATTGGTGATTATATTATCAAAGGTGTAAATGGAGAACTTTATCCATGTAAGCCTGACATATTTGAAAAAACATACGAAATCGTATAGTTCCATATAAACTTGTCCGATATGTCCGATTTTTCCGTGATACTATTAAGATGCAGAAAGATTCCAAGATATTTTTCATTTCCTCCTCAGATCATGTGAAGACTCCAGAAGTACCGCTCTTATCAGCAAGGGCGGTATTTTTGTGCGCAGAAAAGAGGTATTTATGATTTTTAACCAAAAAATTAGAGTGTACTGTCCGGGATGCGGAAGGTTGGTCGGTGAATGCAGTTCAAAATCACACATCGACAAGACATATAAGTGCCGGAATTGCAATAAAATGGTTGTTTACCATACGGAGACCGGAGAACGTGAGATCAAGAAACTTCCAAAAAGAGACCAAAGCAGCGGAATGACATTTATGTAGGTGAAAATATGAACACTATGAAATTTCAAGACCTTGTAAAGGGTTGTCACGGTAGAAAAATTGCATATACGGATGTGGAGCAGATAACCAAAGACAACATTGTAAAGGTTGTTGGTGATTGCATCGGTGTTTTTAATTACAATAAGTCGGTTATCAAGTACTTGTGGGAGTACTACAAAGGAGATCAACCGGTACTATACAGAACAAAGCTGTCAAATGAGGATATAACAAACAAAATCGTTGAGAATCATGCTTATGAGTGGGTACAGTTCAAGGTTGGTCAGACTTACGGAGAGCCTATTCAGTTTGTCAGCAGAAAAGATGATAAAGCTGTAAATAAGGCAGTAGATGAACTTAACGATTACTTAGCAGATGCAAATAAGCATGAGAAAGACATAAAAGCTGGTGAGTGGCAGTCGGCAACCGGAACATCATTCAAAGCTATTCAGATTGTGAATGGAGATGTGCCTATCCGTGTGGTTGCACCTAATCCTCTGAACACGTTTGTCATTTACAACCGCAGTTCTGAAGAACCGATTTTGGCGGTACAGGAATTAAAAGATGAAAACGGCGAGTGGTACAAACTATGCTACACGGAATCCTATGAATGTAAGATAAAAAACAGTGCGGTTGTTCCTGATACATGGAAACTTCACGGATTTGGTGGTATTCCGATTGTAGAATTTCCGAACAACCATGAGCGGTTGTCTGATATTGAACTTGTTATAGATCTGTTGGATGCAATCAATAATACACAGTCAAACAGAATGGATGGTATAGAGCAGTTTATCCAGGCATGGTACAAATTTGTAAACTGTGAAGTTGACGAAGAACAGTTCAAAAAAATGAAAATGAACCATGCATTGGTTGTAAAGTCCATTAACAAGGATAACAAGTCTGATGTTGATGTGATGTCACAGGAACTTGACCAAACGCAGACACAGGTTTCCAAGGATGATTTAACAGACAGCGCACTTTCAATTTTGGGAATACCGAACAAGCAAGGAAACACTGGCGGTGATACGCAGGGTGCGGTTGAGCTGAGAAACGGATGGGATTTTTCAAAATCAAGAGCAAGGCTTAAGGATCCGGTTGTTAAGACAGCAGAGAAGAGACTGGCCAAGGTTGCGCTGAATGTTATCCGCATTAAGAAAGAGGATCTGAAAATCACTCTTAGAGATTTTGATGTGCAGATCAACCACAGTCCACAAGATAATATGTATACCAAGTCGCAGACATTACTGCAACTTCTGCAGTGTGGTATTCATCCGCTTATTGCAATCAAAACGGTTGGACTTTGGGGAGATTGCGAAAAGACTTTCAACCTTTCCAAACCTTACCTTGATGCTCTGTGGAAAACTGCTGACATTATCAACATGGAAGAGCAGATGGCAAAAGCACAAGAAATTGTAAAACAAATGCAAAATAAGACAGTTGCCTAGAAATAGGTAGCTGTTTTTATTTTATAAAAATTCGCAAAGCCGTGAGCGTACAAATCGGCAATGTCACTCGGTGTCGTTGCACCGTAAAAAAACGTAGGACATAACGGAGGTAATTTATGAAGAGAGAAGATTTAGCGGCAATGGGATTAACTGATGAACAGATTGAAAAGGTTATTGCCGAAAACGGCAAAGATGTTCAGACAGCAAATGCCAAGGCAACCAAAAACAATGCTGAACTGGAACGGTTACAGGGCATTGAAAAAGAGTTTAATGCCATGAAAGACCAAAATCTTTCCGAACAGGAAAAGGCAGCGAAGCAGTTAGAGGAAGCAAATAATCGTATCGCAGAGTTGGAAAAAGCACAGACTTTAGCAACTCAGCGTACAAGTGCGGCTGACAAATTCAAAATCACATCAGAACAGGCGGCACAGGTTGTAAAGGATGACGGCAGTTTTGATTTTGATGTTCTCGGAAAAATTATCTCTGATAAAGAGACTGCTGCGGCACAAGCCAAGGAGCAGGAGATTGCAAACGGATCTACTAATCCTGGAGGTGGAATTGCTGGCGGTGGAAAAGATGACAAAAAAACAGAAGCCGAAAAAGCGGCTGAAAAGATTGGCAAGACTTTAGCTGGAACAAACAAAGAAGCCGAAGCTGTAGTTAGCCAGTACTTATAAGGAGGTACACAAAATGAAATTCTCTGAAACAAGTGTAACTACCCAGTTAGAAATTCTTAAGAGAAAGCTGGGCGGTGAATTATTTGTTCCTATTAAACTGGATGCAAGTGCTTTCACTAATGGTGTGTGCAAGGCTGGTAATCCTATTAGTGCGACAGGAAAGAAAGTAAATGGCGGAAGCACCGATGATGCAGCAGTAGGTATTTTGCTTAACGATGTTTACGATAGCAACCCCAACGGAACTATCATTAAGGCTTTTGCCTGTGTAAATGAAGCAAATGCTAACGCAAATGCAGGTATTACCATTGCCGATGGTGTAAAGACAGGATTATCACTGATTGTATTTGAATAACTGAAACCGACTACAGACAGATGTAGCCGCTGACCGCTGAAAGATAGCGGTAGAAAGTGAGGAAATAATGAACATTAGAGATGCCTACAATGCGAAAGCAATCGCACTTGTGCATACAGAAGTTGCAAGTAATAAAATTGCATATCTTGGTTCCGGCTTATTCCCCGCCAAGAAGAAAATGGGACTGGATTTGAAGTGGATTAAGACTTCTAATGGACTTCCTGTTACCCTGAAAGCATCTAATTTTGATGCAGTTTCCACTATCAGAAGCCGTGAAGGATTCAAGATGCAAGAGACAGAAATGGCATTCTTCCGTGAATCTATGATTATCAAAGAACAGGACGAACAGGAAATCATGCGTATTAAGGACAGCACAGACCCTTACGCAGCAGAAGTATTAAGCAGAATTTTTGATGATGCAAATACTCTTGTGGAAGGTGCTGATGTAGTTCCTGAACGTATGATTATGCAGCTGTTAGCACCTACAGAGGATGGTTCTCCTAAGATTTCCATTCAGGCTGATGGTGTTACTTATGCTTACAACTACGACCCTAACGGCACTTACAAGCAGAACAACTATGCGGCATTGTCCGAGACCACAGACAAGTGGAACGATACTGAAAACTCCGATCCACTGGACGATGTAAATGTTGCTCTTGATTCTGTGGAAGCTGTTACAGGCGAGAGACCTACCATTATGATTGTCTCTCGTAAGACCATGGACTATCTTAAGAAGAACGCAAAGATCAAGTCCGCAATCTTAGCACAGAATGTTACAGCTAACGTTCTGATGACTGATGCAAGAGTTAAGGAAATTTTCTCTAACGAACTTGGTATCAATATCATTGTTTACTCTAAGCAGTATAAGAACGAATCTGGTGTAGCAACCAAGTTTTATCCTGATGGATATGCGACATTGATTCCTTCCGGTTCACTTGGAAATACTTGGTACGGAACTACTCCTGAAGAGCGCACTTTGATGGGCAAGCCTACCGCAGATGTTTCTATTGTGAACACTGGTGTTGCTGTTGCGGTTTCTGTTTCTGAAGACCCTGTACAGACTAAGACAACCGTGTCTGAAATCGTACTTCCTTCCTACGAGAGAATGGATAGCACCTATGTAATTAAGTGCTACTAATCGGAGGTATGCTGATGAAATTTGATTACAAAGTCAAATACAAAGGCAAATGGTATCTTCCGGGAGAAGAAATCCCGGAGGAAACCGTCACCGAAGTAAAAGAAGAAATCCCGGAGGAAACCGCATATACTAAGACGGAAATCAACCGTATGTCTACGGCAGACTTGCAGAAGTTAGCCGCAGAACACGGTGTCTCAGGTGCGGAAGAAATCAGCGGTGCGGAACTGAAAAAGATTCTGATTGAAAAGTTTGAACTTTAAGAGGTAGCACATGGCAGAATATACGACTTTGGAGCAAGTAAAAATCCGTCTGAAACAATTTCATATTGATTCTGAAAGTTCCGAGGTCGTGTTTGACCATTTGGAAGAAAATCCTCTTTTGGAACAACTTATCAGTCAAGCAGAAGCCGACATCAGAGCAAAAAGAATGTACCCGGAAAGCTACACTGAAGAGAAGATTGCTGCGGATATGAAAAAATTTCAGTCCGTGGTGGTTAATCTTGTCGTGTATGACAGATCGCAAGCCGGTGAAAACTTCATGGCAAGCTATTCAGAGAATGGAGTGTCGAGAACATGGAGAGACCGGGAAGAACTGTTTGTGGGTGTTTTCCCATTTGCAAAAGTTTTATAACCCCATCGAAATCGAGGGGTTTAGAAGATTGTGCGTGACCATGTTACGGATTCCGGTAATAAGGTTGCAGGCGGCACACTTTAAGGGTGGTGGGCGGTGTGCCAACAAATAAACAGTTAGGAGATATGAAGTGAAAGAATTTTTATTACAGACGTATACGATTGTTCTGCCTATTTTATTAGGCTACATCGTCTGGCTCCTAAAGCAGCAAAAGAAAGATAGGGATGCGAACAGCAAGGGAACAATGCTTCTTTTGCGTGTGCAACTTATTGAGTATCACGATAAGTACATGAAGTTAGGAGAAATTCCAAGCTATGCGTATGAAAACTTTGTTGAGATGTACAATGCTTATCATGCGCTTGGTGGAAATGGAATGGCAACTAAAATGTATGAAGAAATAAAAGAAATAAGATTGAAGAACGGAGGTAAGTAATTATGGATTTTTCACAGGTAGGAACTTGTGTTGCAATCGTGGTTATCTGCTATCTTGCCGGTATTGGAGCGAAGCTGATTCCGGTTATTAAGGATAACTACATCCCGGTTGTTGTTGGCATTGTAGGTGGCATTCTCGGAGTAGTAGGAATGTATGTTATTCCGGATTTCCCGGCAAATGATGTGCTGAATGCGATTGCGGTCGGAATTGTTTCCGGTTTGGCAAGCACTGGTGTAAATCAGATTTACAAGCAGGTGAAGAAAGATGCTTGACATTAACAAGCAGGAAATGAAGTACTCACGGCAGGGAGAAAAAGTCACGATTTATGACCGGGACGAAAACGGAGCAATAAAGTACATCGAGATGGACGGAGAAAGGATTCCAGTGGTTTTGAGAGAAACTACTGGATATTCTGAACCCGTCCTTTTTTCTGCCAACATCAGTAATAAGCTGTCGGAAGTACTGGTAAAAGAATTTGGTATTGATGATTCCAGTTCGTATTGTCAGATTGTGACCGACAAGGGCTATTTGCCGATTAAGGCAGGGGATGTTATCTGGAAGAAGTCAGAAGTAGGTCGTGACGATGACGGACTTGTGGACAGCAAGACTGCGGACTATGTTGTCAAAGGCGTTGCAGATGAGGGACTGACAGCAGATTTGTTTTTGTTGCAAAAGACGGTGAAGTGATATGGGAAAGACAATCAACATTAACCTGTTTGACCCAAAGTCCATACAAGCGGCTGTAAAGGCTCTTAGAGACTATGAAAATAGTTTAGAGTATAAATGTAGACTACTGGCAGAAACGCTGGCAGAAAAGGGCGTAGAGATTGCTAGAGTGCAGATTGCTGACCTTGATGCTATCTTTACATCAGAACTTTTGCAAAGCATTCATGCGGAATACGTTGGCTCTGTAAAGGGTGGCGGTGTTTGGTCGGTGGTTGCCGGTACAGACCATGCGCTTTTCGTTGAGTTTGGTACTCTTGGTAGCATTGGTGGAAAGAAAGAATATCCATATCCTTTGCCGGAAGGTGTTACATGGAAATACAACTCCGGTAAAACAATTCGGCAAGCATTACAAGACATTGAAGTGCATGGAAGCACTTATGTGAAAGCCGGAGAATACTACTGGAGTTATATCGGAGATGACAGAAAACTTCATATAACAAAAGGTATGCCTTCAAGACCTTTTATGTACCTGACTGCAATAGAACTTCGTAAAATTGTATTACAGACAGCAAAGGTGGTGTTTGGAAATGGCGGTTAATGAATATCAATGGGTATCAGACTTCAAAGTCAAGATTGCATCATACTTAAAAATGAAGATACCACAGAGCCATCCTAAAGCTTATGTGACGGACAAAAGTAAGGATTTGTCAGACCCTACATTCCCTACGGTGTACTTTCATGCTATGCCGTTCACAGAGACAGGACAAGACCTTGAAGGACGGTCTGTTAATGGAATCACAGCATCGTACCAAGTGGATGTGATAACCAACAAAAGTCAAGAAGAAGCCGAAGCTATCATGGCTACGGTTGCTGGACTTTTCAAACGTCTGCGATTTCAAATAACTTCCATGCCTGAGTTCAATAATACTTCGCAGGACACATACAGAAGCACTGCACGGTTCAGAAGAAGCGTAGGTGCTGACGATACATTGTAACTATTAGAGCCATTCGGCTCTATTTTTTATGCAAATTTAAGGAGGTATAAATTATGGCAGCAGCCGGAATTTCTACTTTAGGCATTACTTTCGGATATGGTACAGAGACAACCGCCGGAACAAAACCTACAAGTTTTAAGCAACTTACAAGAATCAATGCCATTGGCGGCATCAGCATTGAACCGGAACAGATTGATGCTTCTGCGTTAGAAGATGCAATCACCAGATATGTAAAAGGTCGTGCAGATACTGGCGGCTCTTTTGCAGTCACAGTCAACTTCACATCGGAGACCGTGGCTGAATGGACTGCGCTTATCACAGCCTACAATGCTCTTACTGGTGGAAATAGAATGTGGTTTGAAACTGTAATTCCCGGAGAAGAGAAATCTTTCTTCGTTGTGGCACAGCCACCTGAGCAGATTCCACAGCCAGAGATCGGACAGAATGAACTTCTGACGATTGAAATGAACCTTACCATTGAGAAATACAAAGGTTTGGATTCTACTGTTGCACTGACAACGGGGGAATAGAAAGTCAGTCAGAAACAAATAACACTGCCGTGGCTGACTTTGATGAAGCGGTAGACGAAACATTGATTTAGCAAAAAGAGAGCCGTCTTCGGGCGGCTCCTTTCCAACAAATGTTGGGGAAAGGATATGTTTTTATGAAGAAGATTTTAGTTAATGATGTTGAATATACTTTAGAGTTTGGATTCGGTGCTGTGGAGTGCAAGGATTTGATTCAAAAGATGTTTCTTATGCTTTCCGGTGGCTATGTAGCTAAAAAGGCAAAAAATGTACAGAATCCCACGCCAGAAGAAATTGTAGATGGTAGCGGATATATGCTTGCAGAATTTCCTCATGTATGCAAAACGGCTTTTTATGCTGGTCTTATCGAAAACCATGAAGGTATTACACCGGATGAATCCAATGCTTTAATGAAAGAATACATGAAAGCAAACGGCCTTTCTTTTGTGAAGCTGTATGGAGAACTGACAGATTGTATGGAAGAAGACGGTTTTTTCGAACTGTCGGGTCTGACGGAAATGATGACGCAGACCAAGGAAGAGATGGAGAAAGAGGACAGCAAGGTAACGAAGATGCCACAGGATCACAAGAAGAAATCGACTGGCACAAAATAATATGGGAAGAATATTTTCCATTTGCTTTTTCCATGGGAATTTCGATAGAAGAGTTCAAACATCTGAATCCTAAAAAATTAGAGTGGTGTTACAAAGGATATAAACTCAAAAAAGAGGAAGAAGATAGGAATTCATGGCAACGGTGTGGAGATTATGGAATATCTGCATTAATATTTGCAATAGACCATTGCCTAAACGGTAGAAAAGCACAATCGAAGTATATTGACAAGCCTATTATGGAACGTGCGGACATTGCTAATAATGAAAAAGAAATTCAGAAGCAAAGAAAAGCGTTCCTCGCAGGACTTATGGCAATGCAGGCTAATTTTGAATTATCACACCCAAAAAAGGAGAAATAAGCATGAGTTTAACAGGAATTGATGTGTCCTCATACCAGGGGACGATTAACTGGTGGGCGGTAAAACAGAACGGTATTGATTTTGCTATTCTAAAGGTCATCCGTAAGGATTTGAACCCGGACAAGAAGTTTGAAGAGAACTGGAAAGGTTGCCAAGAACACAACGTTCATGTGCACGGAGTATATGAATATGGATATATTACAACGGTTGCAAAATCACGCTCTGATGCAAGAAGAGTGCTTACTATTCTTAACGGTAGAAAAGTGACAGTATATCTTGATGTTGAAGATGCCGTGATGAAAGGCCTTGGCAAAAATATTATTCCTATTATCAATGCTTACGGCAAGGTCATCACCGATGCAGGATTACAGTTCGGTGTATACACTGGGGAAAGTTTTTACAAGACATACATTAAGCCTTATGGCGGTGTGAGTTATCCCATGTGGATCGCACGGTACGGCAAGAATAACGGCAAGTGTGATGTGAAGTATCAACCGCAAGTACCGAACATGGTAGGATGGCAGTATACTTCTAAAGGGCGTGTAGGCGGCATTGCAGGAAATGTGGACATGAATGTATGGTACAAGGAGTTAGATGCCGTATATGAGGATTCTACAAGCCATAGCAACCCTTATACAGAGCCGGAAAGACTTCTTTATTACAAGCGTCTGGCAATGATGAAGGGAAACGATGTCAAGTGGGTGCAGTACGAACTTGTAAGGAAAGGCTTTATGCCGTCTGTAAATGCGAAAGGTAAGACGAACATTGACGGATATTTTGGAAAAACCACTTCTGATGCAGTAAAAGCATTCCAAAAGAGTGTTGGAATCACTGTAGATGGAAAAGTCGGTGCGGTTACAAGGGCATATCTCAAAAAGTAATTTTAGGAGCGGTAGGTGTCACAGTTTACCGCTCTTTTTCTTGGAAGTGGCAGACACTTCCTTTTTTATTGCGGTAAAGGCGGTGCGGTATGGCAGATATTGATTCTTTGCAGATTAAAATAAAAGCGGATGCGAATAACGCAAGTAACGCACTGGATAAGTTGGCAAATAGCCTTACGAATTTTCAGAAAAGCTTGTCTATTGATACGTCCAAACTGACAAGCATTTCTAATAGCATACAGAGTATCGCAAATGCCGCCAGTTCCATGAATGCGAGCGGTATTAAGAACATATCCACATTGACAAATTCCATTAACAGAATGGGGAAAATAGATACAAGCGGATTAAGCAGGATTTCATCTGCATTGAAGACTTTTTCTACCGACATGGCAGGAACTAAAGTAGATGGAGTAGGGGATATTGCGAGCATAGCATCTTCGATTTCAAGACTTGGTGGTGTGGCATCCGGCAGAGCAATCACAAACATTCCTTTACTGGCAAAAAATTTGAAGCAGTTATTTACAACTCTTTCAACCGCTCCGAATGTCAGTGAGAACATTATCCGCATGACGAATGCACTGGCAGGACTGGCATCTACTGGTGCGGCATCCGGAAGAGCGGCAAACTCTTTAGGACGAAATCTGAACACTTATACGGCAAGCACAAAAAGAGCTATGAAAAGCACATTCAGCCTTGCTGCGGCTTTCGGCAGATTCTACGCAACATATTTCCTTGTGATCCGTGGAATTAAAAGTCTGTGGAAGTCCATAGAGGGAACTACGGACTATATCGAAGCATTTAACTACTACACAGTAGCATTTAACAAAGTCGGCAAGGAATGGGGCAAGGATTTTGAAAAATTCGGTTACGACAACGCAGAGGATTATGCGCAGAGTTTCGGAAACCGTGTAAATGAACTGCTTGGTAAAATGTCCGGTCTGAAAGTAGATGTAGACGGTGGATTGATTTCTGAAAGCGGAATGAAGAACCTGGGACTGAATTTACAAGAGATCACGCAGTATGCTTCACAACTTGCATCTATTACCAACTCTTTAGGGCAGACCGGAGAAGTCACTACGGCAATTTCAAAGTCCATGACAATGCTTGCTGGGGACATTTCATCTCTGTTTAACGTGGATTTCAGTACAGTTGCAACAAACTTACAGTCCGGTTTGATTGGTCAGTCAAGAGCACTGTATAAGTATGGTATTGATATCACGAATGCCACCTTACAGACATACGCTTACAAATACGGCATTGAAAAGGCTGTATCTGAAATGTCACAGGCGGAAAAACAGCAGTTGCGTCTACTGGCAATCTTAGACCAGTCCAAGGTATCATGGGGAGACTTGGCAAATACAATCAATTCTCCAAGTAACATGATACGTCAATTTACCAACAACGTAAAAGAAGCCGGAATGGTACTGGGACAGTTGTTTATTCCGGTATTGCAGAAAGTACTTCCTGTTATTAACGGTGTCGTAATTGCGATTAAGAGACTGCTTGTTAGTGTTGCAAATTTACTGGGAATCAAGATTGACTTTTCGTCATTCGGTCAAGGTGTATCCGGGTACAATGAAGATTTGGAAGATACGGCAGATGCGCTGGATAAAGTTGGCACAAGCGCAAAAAATGCTCAAAGCGGAATCAGAGCATTTGATAAATTGAAAGTTATTTCCACACCAAAATCCAGTGGTTCCGGAAGTGGTGCTGGTGGAGCAGGAATTGACCTTACAAAAGAAATCATGGATGCTACTGCAGAGTACGAAAAAGTATGGCAGGAAGCATTCGACAAGATGCAGAATACAGCTATGGGCTGGGCTGATAAGATAGAAAAACTTTTTGAACCTGTGAAAAAGTTGTTCAAAGATTTATTCAATGGTGATTTCTTCGAAGCAGGACAAGATTTATCCGGTATTGTCACAGGAATATTTAACTGGATGTCCGATGCTATTGCATCTGTAGATTGGTATCAGATTGGGAAAAACATAGGACAATTTCTTGCAGGTATTGACTGGACTGCTGTGTTTACATCTGCCGGAAACTTCATAGAGACTGCCATAGATGCGGCTATCGATTTGTGGAAAGGAAGTTTTGATGCCGCACCGATTGAAACCACGATTATCACAGCAATAGGTCTTTTAAAGTTTACTGGTGTTGGAGATATCATATGGGGAAAAATATCGGACAAGTTATCAGCCAAAGTACTAGGATCAAGTATAGGAATAGTTCCGACAATTGCAATAGCTGCTGTTACTTGGGAGATTGGATTTAATGTAGGAAAATCTTTAGGAAAAGCATTGTTCCCAGAAGACGCAGAGTACTACGACAATTTTACGTGGTTTGGTGAAAATGGTTTTTTTGATACATTAAAAAATACTGATTTTACCACATTAAAAACTGCGTGGGATGATTTATACAAAGATATAACAGATAATGATTTGTATAGATTCTTGACAGGAACAATGTTGCTTCCAAAACATAGCACTCTTGATGATTTTGGAGATAAAATTGATTGGCTAATTGATAAAATAAAAAATACAAAAGTAGATATGTCAGATACTTTTGGTCTGTCATCTGCACTTATCAATATAGCACCACTTGTTGGAAACTGGTTTAATGAAAATGTATCTCCTTGGTTCACAAAGGAAAAGTGGCAAGGAATGGGTCAAACTATAGAGTCATCACTTTCTGAAAAATGGACTTCTTTTACAACATGGTGGAACCAAACAGGATTTTCAAATTGGTGGAAAAAAATTTCAGAGCAGTTTGGACCAACAAAATGGAATAAATTGCTTGAAAACATTCCAACGGCGTTTAGAACAGCATTTAAAACAGCAGCTAATGTTGCAATAGCTCCTTTGAACCTTGTAATAAGTGGAATAGAAACCATGATAAACAATGCCATAGACCTTATTAATGGTTTGATGTCTGCAGCAAGGTTAATACCTAAAATTGGTGACGCAGTTCCGAATAATATACAACACATTAGTGTCGGAAGAATACCTACATTTGAAAAAGGTGGTTACGTTCCAAGCCGATACACAATGTTCATGGCGGGAGAGAACGGTGTTCCGGAGATGCTAGGAACTGTAGGTGGCAAAACTGCGGTTGCAGGTGGAGAGGAAATTACTAGAATCAGAGATGCTGTCATCTCTACGGCACAACAGGAAATTGCACTTCTGAAACAGAATAATCAGCTACTGCAAGGAATCCTTGAAAAAGAGTTTGGAATAACAACCGATCAAATTGGAATTGCAGCAAGACAATACGGTCAAGAGCAATTTAACCAAAAACACAAGAATGTATATGTATTTTAACACAGACAGCACTCTGAATGGGTGCTGTCTATTTTTATGCAATAAGGCGGTGAGCGTATGTCAGCATATCAAGGATGGCTTTTAAAAATTGGAGATTACGTTATTGACCAGTCAAGATTTATAGCCGCTGAAAGTTATCAGCCAGCTGTAAATATGCAAGATGTAGACCCGTGGACTGATGCAAATGGATACGTACATAGAAATGCTGTGGAGCTAAAAGCATTAAGTGTTGATTTTTCCACGCCTGCGATGCTGACGGATGACGATTTGCAAGAATTGCTGTCCGGGATACGAAGCAACTTTATTGATGCAACGGAACAAGGATGCAATATCACGGCATACATTCCATTTTTAGGTCAATATGTCACACAATATGGATATATGGCTGATATAAAGCCTACAATCTACGGAACTTATGACGGAGAGATTAAATACAATCAGATAGAATTTTCATTTGTCGGAGGCGTAGCGAATGAGTAACTATACTTATGCGGATTTGTTTGATAAAAGCGCATCCAAAAAGGAAATCACGATTGAAACAGAGGACAAGTCTGTAAAAATCACCAACAGCGAAATCCATTTTGAACAGTTTGAATTAAAAGAAATACTATGTGATGATGATTACCTTACATTTGGACAGTGCAATGCATCACAGTTAAAATTCAAAATTTCCAACGTGTTCACAAGCATGATTGGGAAACAGATAAATGTTTCTGTTGTGATTAATGGACATGTTGACGCACCGTTTATTTTCGGCAAATACCGTGTCATTTCCGATAAACCAACAGATGATAAGCGTTACAGGAATGTGACGGCATATGACGTTATATACGATATTGGAGAATCAGAAGTATCTTCCTGGTATAACGGATTGAAGTTTCCTCTGACTTTAAAGCAGTTCAGAGACAGTTTTTTTTCATATTTTGGTGTTGAGCAATCACCAGCCACATTACCTAATGACAGCATGGAAGTGACAGAAACCATAAAGCCAAGTGAACTTTCTGGACAGACGGTCATGGAAGCAATCTGCTCAATAAATGGATGCTTTGGTCACATTAACCATGATGGAAAATTTGAATATGTTTTCCTTAAAGCAATAATATCCGGATTATATCCACAAAAAGGATTATATCCACAAAAAGGATTATATCCACAGAAAGGATTATACCCTAGAAAAGGTTCTGAAAAAGAAAAGGTTACTGGTGGAAAATACAAATCAGTTAAATATGAAGATTTTGTCTGCCAAAAAGTTACAAAAGTGCAGATAAGACAATCAGAAAATGATATTGGTGCAGTTTACCCGGATACAGAGATTACCGAGAACGACAACAGTTATATTTTGCAAGATAATTTCCTTGTTTATGGAATGGGTGCAGATGCCCTAGAAACGGTTGCAAGAAATCTGTATGAGGTTATTAAAGTTGTAAAATATAGACCTTATAACTGTGAAAAAATAGGAAATCCTTGTTTGAGCCTTGGAGAAGCAGTCAATGTATATACGGCTAAAGAAATCATAGAAAGCTATGTGTTGAGCAGAACATACAAAGGAATCCAACAACCGATAGACACCATATCTGCCACCGGAAAAGCACCAAAATACAGTGAACAGGTAAATGGAATTAACAAAAGTATAATTCAACTCCGCGGCAAGACTAATGAGTTGGAGCGTAATGTTGAAGAGACCCGGTCTGAGATCAAGGATGTAGAGAGCGGATTGGATACGAAAATTACGCAAAATGCAGGAAAAATTGAAGCAGAAGCGAAAAGGGCAACAGATACAGAAGTAGAATTGGCAGCGGCAATATCTTTGCAGGCAGACCAAATCAAATTAAAAGTATCAAAAGGTGATGTCAGTTCTCAGTTAAGTGTTGAAAGTGGACAGGTAAGTATTTCTGGAAACCGTTTTGTATTGGAAGCAGATAACTGTAGCATATCAGCAGATGGAACTATAACAGCTAAAAACGCAGTAATGACTGGTAGTTTTAAGTCTATAGGGGAAGACGGAAGTTACACAGAAGTATCATCAGGTGAAATTAAATTTTATAACGAACTATTGCAAAGCACAGGATCTATAAAAGGATTGGGACAATATCTTACTATTGATGCTTCAATGGTAAGTGTAAGCGGAATTTTAGTGGTAGGAAATGGAGCAACATATGATTCACAATATGTAAAAAACATATCAACAACTTCTCAAATATTAGGCAGTAAGACAGTACTGACAAGTGCCACATTAAGTGTCACAAAAAATTATATAAATGGAACCGTATCAGATGTATCTTTGGTAACACAAACAGCCAATGTTGCTGATTATCCTGGACATAATGTTAATTTTATTACAGGAGTTTCATCACTTGGAGGTTTGCTCACTGCAACATCTGGAATTGTCACACTTATGACGTAGGAGATTTATTATGGTAAAAAAAATATTTATTCTTCAAACGATTATTGGAAAAACAATGAAAGAAGTAATGGAAGAAAGGCAAGAAATTCAGCAATATATAGCTTTTACCATTGGAATTTCCACGTTTACGGAAATAAATGCCACATTGTTTAGCACGGAAGATGGCGATGGTTTTGAAGAGTTTATGAAGCAACTTATTGACATGTCGGATACAGTGGTTGCACAGAGCGGATATGAGGTATCTGAACTGTGCAAAAATCTGTATGCATATGCAGAAGAGCAAGGAAAAGAAATCTATGTAAGGGAGAATTGATATGGCAGCAAACTTTGAGATTTATAAATTGAAAAGCAACATTGCGACAGTATTAAATCAAACACCGTTGCCTATCGAGGTGAAAAGGCTTGTACTGTATGAAGTGTATTCGGAGACTAAACAGTTATCAGATATGCAGATTATGAAAGAGGAAAGCGAGGTATCTGCAGATGGCGTTGAATAAGGTTTATACCAGAATTAACTGGGAAGATTATCCAAGTGAAAACACGGATTTAGATGCATACAATCTTAATCAGATGGATTCTGCTATTGATGCGTTGGACAACCGTATCATATCACAGGATGCCTTAAAAGTAGACAAGTCTGCAATAAACGGAAATATTGCAGACTGGACTATGGACGAAACAACCGGTGTTATTACTATTACAAAATACAACGGTGAAAAAATTATTTTTGACCTTAACATTGAAAAAATACCTGTTGGCTTTTCCATGTCTGATGACGGAATCATTACCATGACTACAGAAGATGGAACACAGTTTACAGCTGATATTGGTTCTATGCTTCCGGTGTTGACATTTGAAGATTCTGCAACCATAGCTGTATCCGTGACTGGTACTGGAAAGAATAAGACTTATTCTTTTTCAATCAAAACAGGATCAGTAACAGATGCTATGCTACAGCCTAATTATTTAGCAGATATTAGAGTAGAATCCGCAAATGCATCTGCTTATGCGCAATCCGCAAATGCAAAATCTGTATTGGCTGAATCTTATGCCATAGGTGGAACCGGAACAAGAGAAGGAGAAGATACAGATAACGCAAAGTATTATATGGAGCAGGCAAAACAGCAAACAGGAGGTATACCTACAAAAGTTAGCGAATTAGAAAATGATGTAGGATACATTACAAAAAAAGTTTCTGATTTGACAAATTATTATGACAAAACAAGCGTTGATAAAAAAATAGATGCAATTCCTAAAACGTATTTGACAAACTATTTGACCAAAACTGGTGACGGTAGTAATTTGACTGCGGTGTTTGAAGAAGCAACAACTTTAGATGAATTAACGACAGGAGAAAAGTTATCATCTATTTTGGGAAAAATTAAACTGTCTGTAAAAAACCTTAAATCACTTATAGGCCTTATCGGAACTACCGATATTTCGACTATTGGTGACGGTACTATCACTGGGGGATTAAGTGATGTAAATAGCAAGTTAGGTAACTTTTATTTATTATATTCTCATTTGTGTGGGACTGCCGGAAATTCTATTTGGAGACAAAATCCTCAATTTCCAGAAGAATATTATGCTCAATATACAGTCCCGGAGAAAGAAGGTTATAGATTCTTTTTCTCGTTTTGGCAAATATCTTGGACAAACAATAATGAATATTGTAATTATCTTATACGTAATCCTTTTTTACACGAAAAAAATGGTAATATCGAGGTATATTCCAAGGATGGAACACCTACTTTTGTGCCAGTATTCTTATGCATATATCTTCCAGTGTAAACTTGCCATTTACAGAAGCAGTCATAAAAAATATTTGCGAAATAACAACAAAAAAGAGCATGGTGTAAAAGCCATGCTCTTAATCTATTTATCTGATTCCCCAGTCACCGTCATTGTTGACGAAACCAACCACATATCCTATCATGTCATCAATAAGATTTTCCGGGAGTATGCTGTTCGGAGACATAAGCGGAACATATCTCCATTTTCTTACACCGTCTTCAATTATATGTGTTCTAACGACAATATATATCCCACCATTACTGGTCACAATACATCGTTCACCGTCTTGCGGTTCACGATCCGCTGCAAGGAGAATAATTTCCCCTGGAAGATAAAACGGCATATAGTAGTCACAGGGAATTTTCAAACCGATATAAGTCTTGGATTTTATATCTTCCGGTAAATTGTCTATGCAAATAGGTTCTACAGCGTTTGTGGTGGCTATAATTCCATTCACAAGTTGCGGTTTGAGGACAGAAATATACTTGTGTGATTTTTCAAGACTGGAATAGATTTTAGCTTGGTGACGTATGAAGTAACGGATAAGGTAAAGAGAGTGTTCCGGCAGACTGCGGCATATCTTGACAGATTCCAACATCTTATCTTCCATAGTTCCGCAACCTACCAGTTCGTCTACACTGATTCCAAAGGCTCTGGCAAGCGCAACAGCGGTCGATAGCTTCGTGTTGTTAGAATTACCGTATAGTAGTGAATTAAGCGTAGAATAAGGCAAATTAGCTTCATCAGCAAGCTTGTAAACCGTCATGTCCGGTTCATTTAGAAATTCATGGAGATTTCCACGAAAACTTAACATATAATTAGTACGGTTGACTGATAAATGTGTCGAAATTTCTTTGATTCGGTCTTTTTTCATCATGTTTTTTATCCCCCTTTCACATGATACACTTGTAACATCCCTTGTTTCAAGGGACTTCAAGTTCTGGCGAGGGCGGTGTTTATTGGCGTTTTCACCGTCCTCTTTTGTTGATATTTTACAACAATAAAAAACGTGAGTCAAATATATTGATTGTTAAGAACATATGTTCTATAATAAGGTGTATCGCTACCAAGTGCGGAAAGATTAAGGGGGTGTACTATGGGGGAAAGAAATCAAAAGGAAAAAGAAAAAGGAGAACTTCTGATTGAAATAAATTCAATACTTGAAGTCCTCCCAGTTTGTGAGTGTCAAGAAATCAAAGATTTCATTCTAGGAGTTTATCTTACTTGATTCCTGACATTCGATAAGGCTATCAATTAAGGAAAGTACAGCTTGCTTATGTCCGTCAGACAGTTGGTTGTACTTCCTTATGAGATGCGCATAACGTTCTCCTTGATTTTCTTCGTGCTGTTTTTTGTATTCTCCCTTATCCCATTCAGTAAGGTTCTCGGGGCGAACACATAAAGCATCTGCAATTTTCTTAAGCATTTCTATGTCAATCTTTTTAATATTTCCTGCTTCGTACTTTTGCATTGTTGCTTCTGTAATACCGACACGATATGCAACATCTTTAATAGTCATATCTTTTTCTTTTCGATACTTCTTTATATTGTTTGCTACTCTGTCACAAAATTGGCTACCCATATTTTCACCACCTTTCTTGCCGTAACTTTAATGACATTATAATTCTATCACGACATGAAAGATTTGTAAATATTTTTTAAGAAAAACTTTCACACCGTGATTGACAAAACTATCATGACGTGATATTATCATATCATGGAGTGAAAGAAAGGAGGTATTGAATGAATACACAAAAACTTAAAGGCATTATCAGAGAGCGTGACAAGAATTACAATCAGTGCGCTAATGCAATCGGAAAGAGTGTAGCCGCCTTCAATTCAAAGATTAACGGCAGGGTTGCATTTACTGTTATTGAATGTGAAGATCTTGGAAACTTTCTTGGAATGACCGACAATGAGAAAATAGAAGTTTTTTTACGTTAAAACTATCATATTGTGATAGTTTATATCACATTAAGAAAGGAAGGAGAATGAAATAATGAAAAAACCGTATTGCATGGTAGAAGACAAATCACATAGAACATTACAAGAATTTGTTGAGCTAATAGCTTTAGGAATTGCCAACAATGTGGCAGATGGCGAGAAAATTGAGCTAATACAAAGCGAATGTAAAATACTCAATTCTCTCACCGAAGCGTTAAAAGCAATCAAAAATTAACGCTTCATCCGAAATGGATTCGGGATGGCTTCTACCTTGTCTAAAACTGGATCCGGTAAAGACATGATGATTTCTGAATAGTATTGGTCGTACAGGTTCTTAAAATCATCAAAATTTCCGGTATATCCACAGATTTTAGCAATAGCGTAAGCGGATGCATATTCTTTGGAATCCAAATTATTTCACCTCCTTATATCAGAATAAGGAGAGTATATCACAAAAAGGAAGTGAATTGAATGAGTGAAAAAGAGAAAAAAATCGTTGAGAAGTTAAAGAGAGCCATTCCGAATATGTCCGATTTCGACAAGGGATATATTCTCGGCAAGACAGAGAAGATGGCAGAGGAATCTGTTAAGAAGCAGGAGGAAGAAAATGCAAAGCCAATTTGAGAGAGAACTTCTCAAAACCTTAAAGAGCATTGACGGTACTCTGAAAAGAATTGAGAAGTCCATGAATGATGAAGAGAAACAGCATACGACCATTTGTAATGCAGTTTCTCATGCAATGAAAGGAGAACATGAATGAAAAAATGGACTTACCGCCAGAAGAGAGATCTTCTTGACAAATTAGAACCTTGGATCACTGCATTGGTTCAACTCATAAGTGCATTGGCTGGGGCGGCTGTCGGAATAGCTATCTGCTACTTTTTCTAAGTGGTATGTGGCAGTTGCAGTTATTAAAGACACAACAAAAGGTATGATTATATTTCTTAAAAATGAGAGAAACAAATGTTCTTTGTAGAATCTTCCTTTTGAAGACAAAGTAAATTTGAACATTTCACGATTTATGGATGAACTAACTATGGTGAAATATCCCTTTTCCTTTAAGGACAAAAATGCTTGGTAAACATATTCACCATTGTAATTCCCTATTTCAGACAATGAAATGGAACATTCAGAAGATTTTACAGTTTTCCTAAGTACTTTTCTTTCGATTTTGAGAAGCATATGAAACCTCCAGTTTTTTAGAACATTATACCACAGAAAGGAGAACAATGAACGAATTACAAATTTTTAATAATGAAGAATTTGGAACAATCAGAACAGCAGAAATCAACGGTAAGCCTTACTTTGTGGCTTCTGATGTTGCAACAGCACTTGGATATGCAAACCCAAGAAAGGCAGTCATAGACCACTGTAAGGGAGTAACGAAACGTGACACCCCTACATCTGGTGGTAAACAAGAGTTGTCATACATAAATGAGGGTGACGTTTACCGCCTTATTATGAGATCGAAGTTGCCATCAGCGGAGAAATTTGAATCGTGGGTTGTGGATGAAGTGATCCCGTCCATCAGAAAGAATGGTGGATACATAGCAAACCAAGAGAATTTGACCCCAGAGCAGATTGTAGCGAATGCACTTATCGTAGCACAGAACATTATTTCGCAGAAAGATAAGCAAATCGAAGAAATGCGACCGAAAGCAGATTTCTTTGATGCAGTTGCAGACAGCAAGACTGCAATTTCCATGAATGAGGTTTCAAAGGTATTGGGAATCAAAGGGCTCGGACGTAACAACCTATTTGAATTTCTTCGTGATAATGCAATCCTGGATAGATGGAATGTGCCATATCAGAAATACATTGATTGCGGATGGTTTCGTGTAATAGAGCAGAAATACACCAAGAATGGGGAGGAACATATATCTATAAAAACACTTGTTTATCAAAAAGGTATTGATGCAATTAGAAGAAAAATAGAAACACAGAGAAGTGTTTAGATGAAAGGAGACATTTAAGTGAATAACGTAAGAAAAGCAAATTACGATAGAGGACTTAAATATGGCAACAAAGTACTTCATGGTAGTGATTTAAGGGATTTGGTAGGGCTTACTGTTTCGGATGTAAATTCCAACGCTGACGATGCAGAAGTCGTTGTATGGTTTGAAAGCAATGAACGAAATGTTGCTGTTTACTTAAGGGATGATTGTTTAGATGGACAACACATTGCAATCATTGACCATGCAAATGAAGAGGAAGAATCAAAGCTTCTTCTCAGACCTGTTACGGAAAATGACATAAAAGAATTTTCTTCAATGGTTTTGTATTATACAGATGATGTTTTTGGAGAAAACGATGAAAAAACCGGAGCACACTATGTATACTGTAATGATTTGGAATTAGAAGAATCAGAATTTTTCAAAGTAAAAAGTCTGTATGCCTTCCAAGATGGAAGAATTTTAACAGAAAGGTAAGTAGTGATATGAGAACAACATTGAAGCTGTTTATTCCTATTATAATAGCACTCTCCATCACATTTACATCCACGGCACAGCCATCCGGCAGTTTTATCTCCGAGGAAGCACAGGAAACGTGTGTAAAGTACGGTGAGGAATACGGCATCTGCCCGGAACTGCTCATGGCAATGATCGAGAAAGAATCTTCCGGCAGACCGGATGTGGAAAGTGGCGGTTGCAAAGGTCTGATGCAGATTTCTGACAGATGGCATAAAGACCGCATGGAACGTTTGGGAGTGACGGATATTTACTCCGTGGACGGTAATATCCATGTGGGAGCCGACTACTTGTCGGAATTGTTTGAAAAGTACTGTGATGTAGGAATTGTCCTCATGGTTTACCACGGAGAGAAGAACGCAGCTACAAAGACAGAATTAAGTGATTACGCAGACTGGATATTAACCAGGAGCGCAGAACTGGAAAGGATGAATGGAAAATGACGAACAGAGAGAAGTATGCGGAACAGATTATTGACATGGCACTTGATAGTATAGAGATAGCTGTGGACAAAGAAGGAAAGTTATGTGATTGCAATGTAATACTTTGTTCCGATTGCGCATGGAGTGATAAAAGCAGATGCAGGGAAAGGTTCAAAGAATGGTCAGAGCAGGAATATGTTGAACCGCCTGTTGACTGGTCAAAAGTTCCTGTGGACACGAAAGTGTACGTAAGAGATTCCGACAGTGCATATTGGCGTCCTAGATATTTTGCAAGATTCAAAAATGGGAAAATATTTACATGGACTAATGGTGCTACTTCTTTTTCGGCTAACAACTTTGATGATGTAGTATGGTGGATTCAAGGAAAACTTGCGGAGGACACCGTATGAGTGCCAAAAAGCGGTTTACCGTCAAAGGGTGCATCGGAAAGATATTTTACAGTCCGAAAGAGTGGGAAATTGACCGTGAAACAGCATTCTATTACAGAATTGTAAACCGCAATACCGGGAAGAAAAAATGGTTAAGAAAGGAGTATTTTTATGCAGAAGCGACAGATTATCCCCATCGTCCGTGCGAATGAGATTCTGATTGCAAGACTGTTAGATGCAGGAATCTTGTATATCAGCGAAGAGGACGACATGATCCACGTAACAGAAGACTGAAAGCCGGAGGAGTGAGGAAATGGAAAGGAAGATAAGAAAAATCTTGGTAGAACTGGGGCTGAAACAGTACTTGCCGGGATTCCAGTACATCATCGAGGTTGAAACGCTGATGTTTGAGAACCGGAACAGAAGACTTTCTGAAATCTACCGGATTATCGGAGAGGAACACAGCACAAATGAAAAAAGCGTGTATCAGGCGATCAAGTGGGTTGTAGATAAGATGAACCCAAGCACAGATTTATACAAGAAAATCAACGAGACAGACAAGCCGGTCTCAATCTATATGTTTGTTAATTCACTGTATTTATATCTTTGGGAGGATAGGAAAAATGAGGATTAAGCACATATTTTTGCAGAATTTCTGCAAATTCTATGGTTCTAACGTAGTGGACACCGATTTATACGACCGGACAGAGGTTTCCGGGGTGAATGAAACCGGTAAGTCCACAATCAAAAAAGCAATTCAGTATATTTTTGGATGTCGTGACGAGAACGGCAGAGAAATCACCGGAATCAGACCACACGATAAGGACGGCAATGACATTGACGGAGATATTACCGAAGAAGTTACCGTGGAGATTGGCGGTACAGACAAGGTTCTGAAAAAAGTATGCCGTCAGAACTTCAATAAGAAAGGAGAGTTTACCGGAAATGTCACGGATTACTATGTGAATGATATTCCAAAAAAGGCAGCAGATTTTGAAGCGTTTTTGGAAGAGAGTGTATGCGGAAAAGAAAAGTTTTCACTTTGCATCAATGCCATGACACTTCTGCTGAAAGGTGGCACGGATCAGAGAGCAATTCTTACTGATATGTTTGGTCAGCACAGTAATGATGACATTTGCAATCAGTTTCCGGAGTTTGAAGCATTAAGGACTGTTCTGCAGGATGGCACTGTTGATGAACTGAAAAAGCGTTGCAATACGCAGTTGTATGGCACAAGGGGAAGAAACGGAACCAAGGGCTTGCAGGACTTGTTAGATGAAATTCCAAGCCGAATTGACGAGGTAAGCCGTCAGAGAGTAGATATTGACCTTGCGGATCTGGAACTGAAAAAGAAAGCTTTACTGGATAAGCTGTCAGAGAACATTAAGCAGCAGACAGATACGCAGAACAGTATGAAGTCCTACGATAAGCTTTCTGATGGAATTATTGAGTTAAAAGGTCAGTTGAGTGCATTACAGCAGAAAGCAAATGAAAAACTGGATGCGGACAGAAGAGATAAGCGCACAACACTGAATCAGATTCAGAATGAGCATCAGAAAGAGTTGCTTAAGGCAGATACCATTCGTGAAGAGATCACGGAACTGGAAAAGCGTATAGCACAGTATGAGCAGAAGAGACAGGAATTGAAGAAGAGTTGGGATTTGAATAAAAGCCTTAAATTTGATGAAAACTCTTTGATCTGTTCTTATTGCGGACAGGAATACCCGGAAGAGAAGAAAGAGCAGTTAAGAACGGAGTTTGATGCACGCAAGGCACATGAACTGGAACTGATTACCAAAGAGGGTTCTTCCTGTGCTGACCATATCAAAGCGGATCAGGCAGAACTGGAACATAAGCGTGAGGAACTGAAAAAGACCGAGGATGAAGTGGAGCGGTTGGAAAAAGAGATTGCCATTGCTGATAATGCCTTAAATTCCATTCCGGCAAGCGTGGATATTTCCAACACAGAAGAATACAAAGCTATCCAGTCACAGATTGCAGAGAAAGAAGCTGCCATGAACAAATTCACTGCCATGAATCTTCTCAGAATCCAGTTAAAAGGTGATGAAGAGCAGATTCGAAATGATATTTCTGCGGTTGATAAGTCTTTGGCAAGTGTAAGCATTAACGAGAGTGTGGATAAGCGTATCACAGAACTGGAACAGGAGAGAAGAGATATTGCACAGAAGATTACAGATGTTCAGGCACAACTTGACCTGTTAAAGAAATTCAGCCGGAAGAAGAACGAACTGTTGGAAGCTGATGTGAACAAGTATCTTTCTTTCTGCACAGTTCGTATGTTCAGACCTCTTGTGAATGGTGACACGGAAGAATGCTGTGACTTTACATACCGTGGAGAGCCTTACAGCCGTAACATGAACCACGGAGCAAGGATTCTGACGGAGATTGACATTTGCAATGCGTTTCAGAAGCGGTGTGGTGTGGAATTGCCTATTATGGTTGACGATACCGAGAGTCTTGACCCTTGGAAGATTCCTGATGTTGACAGTCAGCTGATTATGTTCCGCAGAAGTGATGATGCGAGTTTGAAAGTGGAGGAAGTGAAGAATGAGTAATGAAGCAGAAAAACGCTACATTGTCGAGCGTGAGTTTGAACACGTAGGGTATAAATGCGTTGTGATATTTGGAAATATGGCTCACAGGTGCGGATATGTTGGCATTCCAAAGAATCATACGTTATACGGAAAAAATTATGATTACCATCTTGAAATTAAAAAATCAGATATTTGGGGCAGAGAAGTAAGTGGCATTTTCCCTTTGCTTGGTGCTTATATTGATGAAGATGAAAGAATTCGAATTGAAGCATATTTCCAGTGTCACGGAGGTATTTCATATTCAGGTGGTGGAACAAATTCAAATTATCCTATCAAAAGTGATTTATGGTGGTTTGGGTTCGATTGCGGTCACGCTGGAGATAAGGCGGATTTGGATTATGCAATACAGAAATTCCCAAGCCGTAAAGAAATTTATCAGATGCAAAAAATGATAGAAAGTAAATTTCCTGTTGGTGTCGATGTCGTTCGTTCAGAAGAATATGTTGCTGATGAATGTAAGAAGTTGGCGGAGCAATTGAAAGAGTTTGAAAGGAATGAAGAGAATGCAGATTAAGAAAGAGACAGTCATTTCCGTTTTGACAACAAGAGGAGAAACAATCAATGCCGGTGACACCGTGATATTCAATTTTGATGACAAGTGTTGCGTGGGTGTGTACCTGGGACTTTCAGACCGTGGAGCATTGAAATTCAAAGGCAAGATTGCTGATACAGATGTGACATATCATGTGATGCCTAGAAGCATCAAGGAAATTTACAAGGCTGATGTGACAGTGCATCAGGGAGTTACAAGTGGCTTTATGAATGAGCCGGAAAGCGAGGAAGAATAATATGAGAAAATCTAATTTTTTGAAGATGCAGAGAGTTTTTATTCCCAAGGTTGGAACTTTTGATAAAAGCCTTTCTTTTGAGAATGGAATTTACGTTGTCCGTGTCGATGGCAAGGTTTACAAGGAAACTGCTAATGAGTTGTTTGCTGTGCAGGCATTCAATGAGATTTAGGAAGCGAGGGAAATAGCATGGGATTTACAGAGGTTTTAACGATCGTTTTCATTGTTCTGAAGTTACTTGGAGTGATTAGTTGGTCATGGTGGCTTGTACTACTGCCGGAGATTTTAGCATTTGTTGTATATGCAATCATGGTGATTTCTGCTGTTGTGGTTAATGTAAAAGCACATAGGAATATACAAAAGTCAATGGAAGATTTTGACAGAAAGTGGGGACTGTAAGATGGTAAAACGTAAATTTAAGGTTGGAGATGTGGTTAAACCAAACAAAAAAGCAGATGAAAATTATACCATAACTACTACATCTGTTGTAAGAGAAGCCATTGTTACAGAATTAAGAGACTATACGATGGAAATAAAAATCATAAAAGGGTCATGCAGTGTTGGGGAAGTATTTACGGTTGAAGAAAAATGTTTTGATTTGGTAAGAAAAGCAAAACAGGAAACCATTGTCATCTACCGCAAGGACAACAAAGTAGTTGCACTGGACAAGTCCACTGGCGAGAAAGCAGAAGCTAACTGCAATCCGGCTGATGAATTTGATTTCCGTACTGGTGCAAAGTTGGCTTTCAATCGGCTGATGGGCGAGGATGTGAAGCCTGATAACGGTGTACGGGAGGTGAAGAGAAAAGCTAAAGTCGGTGAGTACATCAAAATTGTGGATGCGAAACCTTTTCTTATACCATATGAAAACGGAGAGATTTTCATAGTAATTGGTGTTAAGGATGCAACATGTGAGGTTGAAAACTCTGTTAAAATGTGTCACACATGGCACAGCGAGTACGTTGTCCTTGAAAACTACAAACCGGAAGAGAAAGTGCAGGAACAGAATGACAGCGAAATCCATGTCGGTGACATGGTAGAGGTAACACGAAGCGGTGGTTGTTATTCAGCGTACGATACATGGAGTGGACTTGGAAGTTATAGGCAAAATTTTGTTAAGGGAGTTTCTGTTGAAGACGGGATGGTTGCAAAGGTTTTGAACATTGCGCAACACGGTGACGATAAGTGGAAAACGCTTGCACTGATTCAGAATCCCAATACAACCCAGGTATTCATCATTAACATTGACGGCATCAAAAAGGTAGAAAGGTAGGTAGAAACATGGCAGACGAAAAGAAACAGGAAAACACAGGAATTGTGGAATACGAATCAAATGGGGAAATTGTAAAAATTTCCCCAACAACGGTAAGAAAGTACCTTGTAAGCGGTGGTGGAAACGTATCGGATCAGGAAGTAATGATGTTTATGTCTCTTTGCAGATATCAGCATCTTAATCCTTTTTTGAAAGAAGCATACCTCATTAAGTTTGGAAACAATGATCCTGCTACTATTGTTACCGGAAAAGATGTTTTTACAAAAAGAGCCGATGCAAATCCGAATTATGCAGGAAAAAAAGCAGGAATTATTGTTCAGAAGAAAGATGGCTCCGTTGAAGAAAGAGAAGGTTCTTTTGTCCTTAAGGACGAATCTATTGTAGGAGGTTGGGCTAAAGTGTTTATCAAAGGAAGAGAGACACCGGAGTACCAGTCAGTATCTTTCGATGAATATGTTGGAAGAAAAAAAGATGGAACAATCAACGGTCAATGGTCTAAAAAGCCTGCAACAATGATAAGAAAAGTTGCTGTTGTACAGGCATTAAGAGAAGCTTTTCCGGATAAATTCCAAGGTTTGTATGCGCAGGAAGAATTTCCTGATGTTTCCGATGTGAAACTTGATGTGGAAAAAGTTGTGGCAGAAGAGGTACAGGCAAATGCAAACACTATCGAGTTTCCTGACGCAACATTTGAGGAAGTACCGCAGACCGCAGAGACTGACATTTCCAGCGCAGAGACACCGGATTGCTTTAAGTAGGGAGGACACCATGAGAATTATTTCACAGGACGGTAGAACTGATATTCCATATGAAAATTTTTGCTTTGGAATTACAAAAGATAATTCCATTGTTGCGATAAGAGATACCATTGCCAGACCCTCAGAAATTGCGCATGGCGTTGTAGCTACATATTCCAAAGAAGAAAAATCGAAGAAAGCTATGGAAATGCTTAGAAAAGCATACGTTGGTATGCCGATTCTTTTTCAAAATGTTGAAATTACAGAAGATGTGGTAAAACAGTTTGAAAAATTGAAAAATAGTGGAATTATAGTTCAAACCATGAACAATGAGCCATCAAAAGTTGAATATGTAAATAACTGCATATTTCAGTTTCCAAAAGATGACGAAATTGAGGTAGAAACATGAAGCTAAAATGTTTAGGATCCGGTTCTTCAGGTAACTGCTATCTTCTAACGGCAGATAACAGTGAAACACTTTTACTGGATGCAGGACTCCCTATCATGGACATAAAACGTGGTCTTAACTGGGATATTAAGTGTGTTGTGGGTGCGATATGCACCCATACGCACAAAGACCACTCATTATCCGTATCAGACCTTAAACACATGGGAATACCAGTATTTAAGCCATATGAGAGTTTAGAACCTATGGAAATATGCTTTACTGGTGGAAAAATAATGGCATTTGATCTTACTACACTGGATGGTAAGTGGACACATACCAACGCTGATGGTTCAGAATGCCCTTGTTATGGATTCCTGATTACTCACCCGGAAATGGGGAAATTGCTTTATGTAACTGACACGGAATTTGTTAAGTGGCGGTTCCATGAATTAAACCACATCCTTATTTCATGTAACTATCAGAAGAAGTACATTACAGAGGATTCCAACGATGCTAAGAAATCCCATGTGTACCGTGGTCATATGGAACTGGAAACAGTAAAGGAATTTGTTCTTGCGAACAAATCAGATGCCTTGCAGAACGTCATATTGTGCCATTTAAGCCGTGATAATTCTGATGCCAAAGAATGTGTCACAGAGGTAAAAAAGATTGATCCATTGGCGAATGTAGACTATGCGGCAGCAGGCAAGGAATGGATTTTACAGAATGGAAAGGAGTGCCCGTTTTGAGTGGTGGAAGTTTTGGTTATTTGTGCTACAAGGATGTCAATGAGCTAATGGAGCCGTCAAGTATCTCCAACCTTGAAATTATGGTGCAACACTTACAGTTGTACGGTTACGAGGACATAGCACGAGATACACAGCGGTTGATTGAGTATATCCGGTCGGCAAGTATCAGAATTGAGGTTTTGAGCGAGAATCTTAACGGTGTTTTTCATGCGGTAGAGTGGTATGAGAGCGCAGATATTGGCAGAGAGACCATGATTGCAGAACTGGAAAAGTACAGAAATGGTGGTGCGAATGGCTGACACATTTTATAGACCACTTACACCGCAATTAAGAAGTGAAATAATGCAGAGCATTGATTCTAACATATCCGAACTGAATACCTGTCAAAGCAATGCTTTAGTCAATATGCAAAAAACAGGATATGGGGCATTGAGAAATATTATAAATGCCTTGCCGGACGGATATTTGATTCCATTTGAAAGGCGGTGATTCGGTTGGCTGATTGGAAGAAAATCTATGCTATGAAAGCAGAACGTGAGAAAAAAATAAAACAGATATGCCCCGAAATATCGAATGTTAGCGGAATCTATTTGTTTTACAGAGTGGACGAAGCAGGAATCAGAAGAGGGTATTGTGGGCAAGCTGTCAGACTTTTAGAGCGCACATCTTCTCACCTTGCGGAATACGACCATATAGCATTGAGCCTTAAAAAACATGGCTTCAAGAGCAAAGATAATCCGCATGGGTGGTCATTGCATTTTTTAACCTGTGGGATATCAGAACTTGATGAAAAAGAAGTCGAGTATATTAAAAAATGTTCTGATAGTGGTATTCAGATGTACAACGTCACGGCAGGAAGCCAAGGTAAAGGGAAACAAGTAACAGGGCAATATAAACAGCCTAAAACTTATTCGCAAGGCATACAGCAAGGCAAAATCAACCTTGCAAGGGAACTGGCGAACATTGCCGACAAGCATCTGGTCATCGGATTGAAGCCTGAGAAGCAGAACAATTCCGTTTCACAGAAACAGTTTGCGAAGTTTATGGAACTTTTGCATGGAGAAAAGGACGGTGAAAGTAATGAATAAAACAGACTATGAAGTACTTTTACAATACGTTGAAGAAACTGACAAGGAGTTTTATGAATTTCTTTCTACTCAAAAACAAATTATGTATCTTTGCGATCAATATGGAACTGAATCTTTTAAAAAGTACTTGTTTAAGTATAGATTTCAGCAAGTATGCAATAAATTAAAGGAGTTTTTCAGAAAATGGTGAAATACGAAGATGAATGCTGCGGATGTGCCACTGAAAGAACTTGAAAATCACAGAACTTGGAGGTGATACATAAAATGCCAAAACGATATGACAATCCGCAGGAAATTTTGAAAATCATGCGGCAGACAGAACTTTTGAAGCAGTCTGCGGAGCGAAGTCCATTCACCGGAATACTGACGTTGTTCTGCTATACCTTGTGGAAAGACTATAAGTACTCACAGACGAGACTTTCTGACTTCTGCGGTAAATTCACCGAGTACAACGAAAAGTACGAGAATGAGCCTTATACGGAGTTACAGAGCAGGCTTAACGATTTTGCAGACTGGACGATTGAGTACAAGGAATTTACCGAAGCTGATTATCCACATTACAAGTCGGTTGTAGCGCAGAAATGCATCCAGGAACAGGTCAGATGTAACAACCTTATCAATGAGTTGTCCACAAGGTACATCCTATATGGAATGGTAATTCTTATGGAAGATGGATTTAGTAAGAAGAAGCTGACGAATTTCAAGGATAAGTTTTCTGACCACATGGACAAAGCCGGAGACAAGTGCAACGGAAAGGATTTCATGGACTTGTGGAGAGAACTGGTGGAAAACACCGGGATCTATATTGAGAAGCCTATTTTTGAGTAAGGAGTTCTAAATGGCAGAAAAAAGAATGTTCAGCGCAAAAATAATTGAGAGTGATGCTTTTTTGGATATTCCTGCTACGGCTCAAATGCTTTATTTCCATATCTGCATGAACACTGATGACGATGGATTTGTGAACAATCCACGGAAAATCATAAGGATGTGCGGTGCTTCTGATGATGATTTGAAGATACTGATAGACAGCAGATTCCTTTTATCTTTCGACAGCGGTGTCGTGTTGGTGAAGCACTGGCGCATTCACAACTACATTCCACCGGATCGTTACAAGCCGTCATGCTATATTGATGAAAAAAGCAAAATAGGTGTGAAACTAAACGGAGCATACACTACAGATCCTAAAAAGATGGTTTCCCCAGTAGAGGGAAATCCGAAGAAGAGTTGCTACGATAAAGAAATCAAACTTGATAAGAGGTGATATAAATGCAGATGACAGGTTATGAACTGTTGGAAAACTATGAAAAAGCAGAGGACAAGGACAAACAGATTCAGATTCTTGCGGATTTGAACCACATTCCGGTTGACATGGTGCGCTTTGTGATTGAAAACAGAGAGAAATTCGATGTTTCAGAGACACCATTGTCCACAGAATATTTTGCAAAGTGGTGTGAGACGGAACTTGACCGTGTAGATAATCAGATTCATGCACATGAAAAATATTACAGAGAAATTTGCAATGTATACGGAATCGCAAGTACATACGGAAAAAGGAGTGTAACTGTATGAGAGAGGGAACAGGAAACTTCCAGAACGGTGACTTACTCTACATGGCTACACATCCGGTTGCTGATGCTATTAGAATTGGACGCACGAAACCGTATGACTGTAGCTATCCAGTGATGGAGAGCAAGAAGAGGGTTGCGGAAAGGAGCAAGTATGGAGAGACTGACACAAAAAACACCTGATTCAGAAATGGTATGGTTTAAGGATAAAGAAAGACTATTTGAGCCATGTGAAATGAGTGCTCATCAGAGTAGGATGGCTATTGCAAAGTTGGCAGCATATGAACAAGACGAGGAGCAGGGATTGCTACTGCGGTTGCCGTGCAAGGTGGGAGATACATTATACGAAGTATCTTATGAAAATAGAAAATATATAATTTGTGAGCATATTGTAAATCAATTCGTTTATATAGCCTATAGAAAACCTAGAATTGAAATTTATTGTGAGGGAGAGAACGGTTTTTTATCAAGCAGTATTACAGGGCAACTTGACGATGGTTTGTTTCTAAACAGAGAAGAAGCCGAAGCCAAGCTGAAAGAAATGGAAGGTGCGAAATGAAGAGAGAAGAAGCTATCAAATTATTAAACGATATCCATAGTCAGTGTTGTGATACGGCAAATATCCTTTGCACACTTGATGCTGATAAAAGATGTGATGCATTACAGCTAGCAATCATCGCCTTGCAGAATCAGCCGGTGTGGATTCCGGTAAGCGAGAGACTGCCGGAGAAAAGGGAAGATGTTCTGGTATGCTTCGACGATGTGGAGGGTTGTGTGATAGCTTGGTATACTCCTCATGGTAAAGTATGGAGAAATTCATCTACTGACATTGTATTACAAGCATTGCCTGTGGAATGGATGCCACTGCCGGAGACGTACCGGGAAAGTGAGGTAGAGAATGGCAAATAGGCACACATTACATAGTAACAAATTAGATGCTTTTCGCGAGTGGCTTATCAAAACCGGATGGACGATTGAAGAACCGAAAGGTATATGGGAAGTATTAAGAGCGAAAAAGGCAGGAAGACAGAATCCATTGATTGTCTATCAAAAAATGAACAAAAAGCATTTAAGCGTGCTGGAAAGAGATATTGATGTCATCAAGAGATTTTTGCAAGAAAAGTAGGTGGAAGATGGTGAAATGTAATAATTGCAAGAATTTAGAAACAAAGGATAATGGTTTTGATGCGTACTCATGGTGCGAAAAAATCAACGACTGTCCGCAGGAAAACATCGAAAGAAACTGTGATTTCTACGCACCAATGACAAACGCAGACCGGATCAGGAGCATGACGGACGAGGAACTTTTAGATTTCATTTGTTCAATCGAAACATATGATGAGGGTAGCACAAAGACCATAGAGGGCGGTGTTGCAATGTGTTCTGTGACAGAGGTGGAGCAGTGGTTGAAAGCAGAAAGCGAGGAATAAGGATGCAGGATAGATATTTATTCAAGGCAAAACGCAAGGATAATGGGGAATGGGTGGAAGGTTTTTATTTTTGTATGACGCATACTGATGGTAGGCACACACACCATTTCATTATTCCATTAGGAGCAGATTTGAGCCTAGGGACACCTGTTGAAAAAATACAGGTTGAGGTCGATCAATCTACCATCTGCCAGTGTACAGGTCTTAAGGATAAGAACGGCAGGGTGATTTGGGAGAATGATATTGTTAAGCATTACAATGATGATGCACATCCAGAAAACTATTGCACCGGAACTGTACTTTGGGATGAGAATTATGCTGGATTTTATCGGACAAGTAATGAGTATGGATTATCAAAGCCACGTATAAGCAGTGATTGTATTTATGAGGTTGTCGGAAACGTATTTGACAATCCGGAACTGTTGGAGGAGAAATATGGAGACATGCAAACGCAAGAATCGTAATTGTCGGTATGTGTATAATCAAAATTCTTACCAGTGCAAGAAATGTATTGAGGAAAATTTAAATCAATATCCGATTACCTGCGAAGATTGTCATTACGGTGGTTGGGGAATATGCAATAAAAGGGGTAAGAATCAGCGGAGAATGAGACCTTGTGAGGATTTTAAATGGAGTTAAGGAGGGTAGCCATGACGGAGAATGAAGCAATAGAAAAATTACATGCATATCTTGAATGTGAAAGCCGTAGAGCAAAAATTGTAAGTTGTAATGAAAGTTGCGATGATTGCGAATTATGTTATATGCAGGGTGCTGGTGCTGAACACATTACAAGTGTGAAAACAGCAATCAAGGCACTGGAAGAGGTGCAGCAGTACCACCAGATAGGTACGGTGGAGGAATGCCGTGAAGCTGTGGAAAAGCAGACGGCGAAGAAACCGGATTACGAGGGAGACGGATTCTCGGACGGACAACTTGTATATGATACATGGATTTGCCCTTGCTGCGGTAAGCATTACGAGGTTGATTGCGACAGATATTATTATTGCCAGAATTGTGGACAGCACATTGATTGGAGTGATGAAGAATGAGAGAAGAACTTAAGCCGTGTCCATCATGTAAGAAAAAAGTGCTATCTTATGCGAATTTTACGTAAAATGCATGAATTGTGGAAGAATGATGATGTTGAAAGAAGATTACAATGAAGAAAAGCTGATTGAAGCATGGAACAGGAGGGCGAACGATGAAAATACTGATTGATATTCCAGAGGCATTTGAAGCGGACTATAACACAGACCGATTCGCAGATTTCTTCCAACGATGTATTGCGGATATGGGTACATGCTGCGGTAACTTTGAGTTGGAAACCGCAGTGATGATGGAAAAGGCATTTGCAGAGAGTAAGATATACGACCAGAACAAGATTGTAGAGCAGTTGGAGGACTATGGAAATGAAGAGATGTGCTACTATAAAAACACTCCATATGAAAAATGCATAGAAGAGTGCATAAACAAAGCAATCGAGATTGTAAAGGCAGGTGGAACAGATGACAATTAAACCGATTTTATTCAATACAGAAATGGTTCGGGCAATTCTGGACGGAAGAAAGACTTGCACCCGGCGGATATGCAAAGATGCAAATGAGTATACCGTACCGGATATGGAATTTTACAATGCCGACAAGAGAACTTATGCAGTACATAACTTTGCAGATAAGAAACATACGGAGCAGTTAAGCATAGCAGAAAGAACCTGTCCTATCTGTCCGGGCGACATCCTGTATGTCCGGGAAACATGGGAACGTTTTGAATGTTGGAAATGTGAGGGAGACGAAAGAGGAAATTGCCCCAAAGAACCAAAGAAAAGCGTTTTGTATAAAACTTGTGGTTGTTACATGTATCGGGCAACAGATGAAATATATGGAGATGCAAAGTGGCACCCGTCCATCCACATGCCGAAAGAAGCCGCTCGTATCTGGCTGAAAGTTACGGATGTAAAAGTGGAGCGATTGCAGAATATTGACGGAAAATGGTGTGTGAAAGAAGGAATTGAAGAAGAACCTTTAAAACACGTTGGAGAAGATTTTGTAAAAGGGATGTTTCATGACCTTTGGGATTCAACCATCAATAAATCCGACATTGACCGCTACGGTTGGGGCGCTAATCCGTGGGTGTGGGTTATCGAATTTGAAAGATGCAAGAAACCGGAGGAGGATAAACGATGCGATTGATTGATGCGGATGATTTTATAAAAAGGTTCCGCTACGGGGAGGCGGATTAGATGGCTAAGGCAATGGGTGTCAGCCCTATCACAGATACTATTTACTATGGCAATCTGAAAAATGATAAATGGGTAGGAAAAAAGGAAGACGTTACCAAAATGGCAATCAAGGCTGTTTTCGAGTGGTTTATGCACAAGCATGAACAGAACTGCCCTGATGGAGAGTATCAGATACGTTTTCCGGGAATACCATATGTGCTAACTATGAAGAAAGAAGAAAAAGGTGGAACAGATGAAGAACATTGATTACGCCGCCCTGTACGAGCAGAATGCGGACTTTAAACGCTACGTTGACCGCTACTGTACCAAGCATCGTGTCAGCGTGGATGAAGCCTTACAGCACTATCTAGTGCAGATGGCGGGCAGGATGTACAAGGAGCAGGAAGAAACGATAGTTAGATAAAACCAAGAAAGGAGCCGAGACTCTGGCCAGAGTGAAGCATATGCGGTCTCCTTGAAAGAATGAGTGATTTAGATAAGTTTGATTATGAGTGCCAAGGCCAAATTACCATGACAGAATATCTGCAATCAAAAATTAAGTGTGGAGAAGTAAAAGACCTTACCGCGTGGATTAACAGCCAAGGGAAAGCACAATACACGCAGATAGGAGAAGTGGTAAAGAAAGCCTGTGATAAGTATCGAGATGATCCTGAGTTCGAGGATCGACTCACAAATGCAATTTCAATATATGTGTTGGAACAGTCTGTGGGATATATAAAATATCTGAAAGGTGAAAGTGGGGTGGCTGTAGATGATTAACGGAGAACTGATCGTTGACAACTTTGCCGGTGGTGGCGGCGCAAGCGTAGGAAGTGAAATCAGGAACTAAAAAGTGAAATAGTAACTCAAAATTTGAGTTAAAAAGTGAAAAATTTAATTAAAAATTTGAGTTACTATTTAAGTTGTTTTAAATAAGTTAAATTAGGATTTAGTGGAGGAATAGGATGAAAATATATAATGCGGAAACACGGGAGCATATAAATAATCTTTCCTGCATATTTGATAAGTTTGCAGATGAATTATCTCTGGCAGAGAAGGAGTCACTAAACGCAGCAATGCATTTAATGGATACTGTCGAAAGGAATAATGGAACTTTGGTCTTAAAGTCTTAGGATTTACAGGAGGTAGGACATGAGCTGTATGCGATGTATTTGCGAGCATTGTGCAAATAATCCAAACTGCTTTGATCATTGCCAGGGAGAGATGGATGAACCGTGCTTTAATTGCGAGGATTGCATCCACTGGGATGGCAAGACAGGACGGGAGATGTGGAGGGACGAGTGCTCCAAGTACAAGATAACCGAGTACTGGGCAGCGCATCTCCGGCGCAAAAAGAAAATCATTTAGGATTTAATGAAGAAAGGGATAATTGAAAAATGATAGAAGGAAAAGCTATAGCGAGATTTGGAACAGGAGATATTTTATTAACTGCATTGTGCCAAGAAGATAAGCAAAGGTGTTGTGTTGTTTTACAAAACAAAGGCACTCATAAAGTTGGAGAAGCAATTAGTACTGAAAAGTTTGTACAAGAAGATGATGACACATTGCTTGTTTTTACAGACATTAAGAGCATTGATGTTCTTGTTGATAAGTTATTTGAAGCAAAGCTGATGATGAAAGGACAATTTAAGACAAACAGAACTGTAGAATATGATTATTAAACTATTAGAATTTAGTGTATTAGAAAGTAGGTAAAAAGATGTTTTATACTTATAGCCCAACACAAAAAGTAAATGTAAATGCGGTTAGCGGAACATTGTCAAAAACCTGTAAAGATAGCTATTTTCAGTGTTGTCAAAGAGGAAGTAGAAATTTTGATGACATTGTAAATAAAAGACATGTTGTTATATTGCAGGCAATGATTATGTCCAATGATTATGTGATGTTTGAAGTTATTTCGCAAAAAGATTTTGAAAAAATAGCTGAAAATTAGGATTTAGTGGAGGAATACTATGGATGAAATCTTATACTGCCTATGCCGTCATTGCGTAGGAATAATGGACGGATGGAGACCGTTTCCTGCAACAGTAATAGCAGAAATCCTTGGAATAAGCGTACATAAAGTCAGATATCATCTTATAAAGCTAAAAGCAAAAGGTCTTGTTGATAGCTTTCACGAGGGCGGTATCACAGAGGACGGAGATGTTTTTTGCTACTGGGGATGGACGATAACAAAAGATGCATTTTCGACAGAGGAATATAAAAAAGCACATGAAAAGGAAAGAGACATCTGCAAGGAGTGCTTTGATATTGACATTGGAGGATAGCAATGCAGGAAGAAGTTAATACAAGGGTAAAGACCAAGGAGACCGAAGTTGATTACATCATGGAAATACATAAGGACATGGTGGAGAACGGTAAGCATTGGTATACCAACTCTTATGATTTTACAAACGGTGATAGGGTAAAAATCACGGTCGAAATAGTTGAGTAAACTGAAATTTAGATAAGGAGAATGGCTTATGAAGTTATCAAAACTGACTAAGCCAGAACTTGAAGAAATCTTCCGGAACGCCAATTTTACGGAAGAGGAAGAGAAAGTGTTTTGGGATTTGTCTAAAGGAATTTCTCAAAAAGAAATATCCTTTAGACATTCCATTTCTGTAACTACTGTAGAAAGAAGAGTGAGGTCTATAAAAAATAAACTTAAGCGGTTAGAAGGTGATAGATTTGGAACTTTCTGATATGGAAATATTGCAATATGCCGTTAGCAATGGTATGATTGACACGGAATCTTTGCAAAAAAGCATTGAAATGAAAAAGAAAGAGGAGTATCTGAAGAAACACCAATACAAAATCAACAAAGGCAAAGACGGATACTGGAGAACTTATTTGCCAGATGAAGAAAAAGGAAGGAGACTTGTAAAAAAGAAAAGCGAGGAAGATCTCAAAGAAGAAGTTATTGAGTTTTACTACCAAAAAGAGCAAAATCCAACAGTTACAGAAGTGTTTTACGAATGTGAAGACCGGAGATTGTCTCTTAAAAAGATATGTAAAGCAACATACGACAGAGACGAGAGATATTTTCTCAGACACTATGGAGAGTTGGGAAAGCGAAGAATAAAATCAATATCAGAAGATGAATGGGGGGATTTTTTAGAGGAAGAAATTGCCGATAAAGAGTTGACACCTAAATCATTTTCCGGTCTAAAAGGAATTACAAGAACATTTCTTAAAAGAGCGAAAAAACGCAAACTTATTGATTTTAATATCGTAGAACTGTTTGATAATCTTGACGTATCTGATAGTGATTTTAAAAAAGTAATAAAAGAAGACTATGAAGAAGTATTCGACGAATATGAAACTGATGTAATGATTAAGTATCTTGTCAGCCACCTTGATACTTCTAATGTTGCGATATTGCTTATGTTTTTAACTGGCGTACGTATCGGAGAAGTTGTAACATTAAGGCATTCCGATTTTTCTGATAATACTTTTAACGTTCGCAGAACGGAGACGAAGTATAAAGATGAAAACGGAAACAATGTTGTTGAAGTAAAAGAGTATCCTAAAACCAAGGCAGGAATCAGAACAGCAATTATACCAAGTGATTATGTATGGATTTGCGATAAAATAAAACACATGAATCCGTTTGGAGATTACATTTTTACAAAAAATGATATTAGGATCACCGCACAGGCGGTTAGACAAAGGCAGAAAAGGCTTTGCAGGAAATTGAAAATTTATCCAAAGCCACCGCACAAAGTAAGAAAGACATATGGAACTATTCTTATGGATAACAATGTGGATAAGAGACTTGTTATGGATCAGATGGGGCATACAGATATTATGACATCAGAAATACACTATCATAGGAACAGGAAAACCATTGAAAAGAAATCGTCTATTTTGAGTAGTATACCAGATTTACAGGCAAGGTGATTTGACTACTATTTTTGCGAAAGTAGTCAAAAGTAATCAACAAAAAACACCTAGAAAGCCAGTAAATATGCGGAAAGTAAGAGGAATAGAGTGGGGTTCGAGCCCCCTTGCTTCCACTCGAAAAAGCTGATAAAATGGGCGTTTCAGGACACTTGGTAGTCGAATAGTAGTCAAAATAGTAGTCAAGCCTAAAACGAAAGGAGTTTTTTGCAAAGATTCCAATAATTTTATAGTGAATGAAATGTGACGGATACATGACGGGTATACCGTCTTTTTTTATGCCAAAATTTAATCATAAGGAGGGATGACCTTATGGGAAAATTCAAATTTTCAGATGAAACACTGGAACATATATTCAGCAAAGAACGTACAAGGGAAGTGCCGATTAAGTATCAATCAATCATGGTTCATGTGATCGAGGAAGTTTTAGGAGAAACGGGTAATGCTTATGAATTTCAGTCCGTTGGGACTTATGAACAAGCCGACATATCAGACACTTGATGAAGTTGAAATTGCGAAACAGATAGAATCAATGGAAGAAAGGGAGAATAGCCATGCCGCAGCCGATTATGAATCCGAACTATTTCAATCCGCAGTATAGAACACCTATGTACGGACAGTTTATGCCACAACAGGAGCAATTCCAACCACAGCAATTTATGCAACAGCCACAGCAAAACACAGTACAGATGTACGGTCGTATTGTACCGGCACAAGAGTGCATAGCACCGAATGAAGTTCCTATGGATGGCAACACAGCTTTTTTCCCAAAACAGGACCTGTCGGAGATCTATGCTAAATCCTGGGGAGCAGATGGAAAAATATATACAAGGCTCTATAAGCCTGTTTTAGATGCAGACCTTAACAATTTACCGTCAGACACAGAAAAGGCGAAATTTGACCTATCAGACGAAGCCACAGCGGTATTTATGAAACGTTTCGATGAACTGGAACAAAAGATTGAGCAATTGAAAACTTCGCAAACTCAAAGAAAAACTCCACAATCGCAAAGAAAGGATGATGCAGAATGAATATGATGAATCCTATGCAGATGCTTAAGACAATGGGGAATCCTCGACAGTTTATCCAAAATATGATGGGAAACAGTCAGATCATGTCAAACCCTATGGCTAAAAATATAATGGGCATGGCTCAAAAAGGAGATTTTGCCGGAGTAGAGCAGTTAGGAAGAAATATTGCTAAGGAACGAGGTATGGATTTTGATTCCGAATTTGATAAATTCAAGCGTCAGTTTCCTATGAAATAGATACTAAATTCTTGCAAGATTAAGTATAAAAAATCTTATATGGAGGTAAAAATTATGTTTGAGAGTAACAATACTCCCTTTACCATGCCTGTTATGCCTGCCAACAGCGGATATGGAAACAACGGTGCATGGGGCGACGATGGTGCATGGTGGATTATTATTTTCGTCCTTTTCTTCGCTTTTGGCGGTTGGGGCGGTAATGGATGGGGCGGTAATGGCTCTAATTCCAGTTACTACACCGATTCTGCATTGCAAAGAGGGTTCGACACCCAGTCTATCATCGGTAAACTGGACGGAATCAACAACGGTCTGTGTGACGGATTCTACGCTGTAAACAACGGTATGCTTACCGGATTTAATGGCGTAAATACCAACATTTTACAGACTGGCTATGGCATCCAACAGGCTATCAATGCCGACACCGTAGCAGGAATGCAGAATGCTAACGCTTTACAGGCGCAGTTAGCACAGTGTTGCTGCGATACCCGTGAAGCTATCCAGGGTGTAAACTACAATATGGCAACGAATACTTGCGCATTGCAGAACACCATGAATAACAACACTCGTGATATTATCGACAGCCAGAATGCCGGTACAAGAGCAATCCTTGACTACTTATGCCAAGATAAGATCGCTACTCTGCAGGCAGAGAACAACGATCTGCGCAGAGCCGCTTCTCAGGATCGTCAGAATGCTCTTCTGACTACTGCCATGAGTGCACAGACACAGCAGATCATCAACGCTGTGAATCCTGCGCCCATTCCTGCATACCAGGTTCCCAACCCTAACGTATATTACGGATGCGGTTGCAACACTGGTTGCGGATGCTAAAACTGCATATCGAGTAACTTAACCTTAAGGTTATGTCTGCTATGCAGAATTACTGACAACATGGGGCAGACTATATGGTTTGCCCCTTTGATTTTGAAAGAGAGGTATTTATTATGGCTGAATATACAGCAGTAGCATTACAGACTGTGGCAGCAGGAGCGGACGTTGCTTTTACTGAAACTGCCG